AAATTTAATTCCTGATGTAACTGGAACTTATGATATAGGTTCTAATGGTCAACGTTGGGGAAACATGAATGTACAATCCATGTTAGGGTTGAATGATATCACCATCGATAACACAATTTCTTTATCGGGTGTTGCTGTTAACTTGGGTATTCAAAACAAATGGTATGTGAGTACAAATGGTACAGATCAACTGGCAGGTAATCACCCTAACTTTGCGTTTGGAACAATACGTCATGCATTGGCATACATTGAAGAAAGCACAGCAGGTCCACATGAATTACACATTTTACCTGGCACATACACAGAACAATTTCCATTAGAAGTGCCAGCAAATACCACAGTAAAAGGTTCAGGCATACGTTCAGTTACAATCAAACCAGATGTTCCAGGAAGATATCAAGATGCATTTTTATTAAATGATGCATCAGTTGTAACAGATTTAACTGTCAAAGATTTCCATTATGATGCAAACACTGATCGTGGATACGGTTTTAGATTTGCACCAAATGCCGGTATTGTTACAAAATCACCATACATACAAAATGTTTCAGTGGTAACACAAGGAGACACACGCACAGCAACTGACCCAAGAGGTTTCGATTCAGGTGACGCTGGTAGAGGTGCATTGGTAGATGGAGATGCATTAGACTCAGCATCACCAAGAGCATCAATGTTATTCAATGCTGTTACATTTATTACTCCGGGTGCAGACGGTATTACTTGTAAAAATGATTCAAGAACAGAGATCATAAACTGCTTCACATATTTTGCAGACACAGGAATTAAATTATTAAGCGGATCAGAATCTAGAATTATAGGTTCTGCAAACGTATATGGTAACAAAGGTATCACAGCAGATGGTGTTGACACAAAAGCATATGCTATATCACACAACTTTGCTTATATAGGCGCAGGCGGAGATGTAGAAAATGACGAGTCGTTATTGGATCAAACTAAAGAAACAGAACAATCCAACAGCGGTAGAGTTTATTTTGTCAGTCAAGATCAGAGTGGAGATTTTAGAGTTGGTGATAATTTTATTGTTGATTTAGGAAAAGGAACAACAAGTATAGATGTTGCTGACGGTGACTTGGGTGCGTCAACATTATCCGTTGGTGTTGCAGGCACAACCACATTGGTTGATGCTACAAAAATAGATGTACCAAATTTTAGAATTTCAAACAACACAATTCAAACATTAAACAACAGTTTATCGATAGGTGCTGTTGGATCATCCAATGCTGTAAATTTAACTGCAAATGTTTTGATGCCTAAAGTTGATATCACAGGCAATGCCACAATAGGTGGATCAGGATTAAATTTTGGAAATGACGCTGGAGACACTGTGAATTTTGCAATGGATTTTGAACAAGATTTATTACCAAGTCAAGACACGCAGAGCAATATAGGTAGTGCAACAAAAAATTGGCGTACTACAAATTCAGCAAGAATAACTTTAGATAATATTGATATTCATAACAACACAATTCAAACCACAGACACAAATTCACAATTAGAATTAAGAGCAAATGGCACAGGTGTAGTTAATTTAGGCACTGTTAGATTCAAAACAAATATATCATCTGCATCAGGAGATGTTGCATTTAGTGGAGGAACAGACAGCACATCAATCAACTCAACAAGTCATATGTTGCTACCATCAGGAACTTCAGCACAAAATCCTAATCAAGGAAATGCTATAAGATTTGATTCAAGTATATCTGAGTTTGAATTATTTTCAACAGGTAAAATAGCACTGAATGGAATCAAAGATGGTGACCGAGACACTCAAATTGATTTAAGCAGTAACAAATTTACTTTTTACACAGCCAATGGATATGCAGGTGAAATAGACGGTTCGGGTAATTTAGTTGTGCCTAATTTTTCTAGCCAAGATCAAATTGCCATCAATGGCAACACAATAGGTGTGGGCAGTGCCTCAAATCCTCAAGCAGGTTTCACAGCAAACGGGACTGGAAAAGTGGTGCTAGACACTGCTAATCTTCAAATTTCTGGATCAGTTATTGAGAACAAATTAGTCAACCAAGATATCACATTCACAGGAACAGGGTTAAAACAAAACAGAACCATAGAGTTTAATTCAACCAACGGATATATAGGACCATTTGGAACAACTGCACAACGTGATGCCACAGTTCCTAGACAAGGAGCAATATGGTGGAACTCAGACAGTGGTCTTTTAGAAGTGTATGCTGGAGCAGTAGATGGGTGGGTTAGTTCCATTGGTGTACAAGCAATCACCGTGACAGACGAAATTGCGGCTGAACTCAATGTGGTGTACAACCTTATATTAAACTAGTATAAATTAACCTTGTACAATATAATACCAAAAGCACGATAAATAATACTAATGCAGAGTCCGACCAGATTCAGCAGGACAAACCGTGGTACAACCGGCGAAGAACTTATGAATAACGTAAGGTGAAAATTAGGTTGGTGGGACAAGATCCCCGTGCTATAAAGGAGCAAAAACAATGGCTGTAGGTCGAATATCAGGTCAGCTCTTGAAGTCCAATCTTCTGCGTAATGGAGCAGATTTGGCGTTCGAGACGAACTTGTTATACATTGATGTTAATAACAACAGGATTGGTGTTAAGACCAGCACTCCTCAATATCCGCTAGATATAAACGGAACAGCACGTACAACAAATGCAGAAGTTACTGGACAAGCAGTCGTAGGCAATATCACAGTAACTGGCAACACAATTTCAACAACACAATCAGCACTAAATTTTTCAGCCGCAGACGGCATTGTGTACAACAACGAAATTCATGTAGATGATCTTGTAATCACTAACAACACCATTAGAGCAACTGACACCAATCAAAATTTTGAGATTGTAACCAGTGGAACAGGCGTTGTAGATATTATAGGTAACACAGAAGTACAAGGTAACATACACGCAACAGGAAACATCAGAGCAGACGGTAACATAACTATTGGTGATTCTGATACAGATTCTATCACAATCAATGCTGATATTACGTCAAACATTATACCTGATGCTTCAGACACATACAGTTTAGGAACACCAACAAAACGTTGGAATAATGCATATGCTAACAATTTGACTGTGGACAATTTAGCACTGTCTGGAAACATATCGGTACAAGGGTTAGATTTAACAGCACGTCCAGGCAAAGTGTTGTATGTAGCAACCAACGGTGATGATTCTAATTCTGGAACACACCAAAATGATCCTTATGCTTCAATAGAACAAGCATTGTCAGTGGCTGTTGCCGGAGATCATGTTTACATTTATCCAGGCACATACACAGAAGATTTTCCATTAACTATTCCCACAGGAGTTAGTATTAGAGGTGATGGAATTAGAGCAGTAACAGTTCAACCAAGTGTGACCACAAACAGTAATGATGCTTTTATATTGAACGGTGAAACAACAGTTGAAGATTTAACTATTACAGGTTTTTATTACAACAGTGGAACAAACACAGGACATGCATTTAGATTTAATCCAACAGGTGCAGACGATTCAACAGGATTTCAAGTAACATCAAGATCACCTTACATTAGAAACACCACTGTAATTACATCAGGTTCAGTTACAACAGCAAATGATCCTAGAGGATTTGGATCTGCTGATGCTGGAAAAGGTGCATTATTGGATGGTTCTGTGGCAACACCGGCATCCAACGAAGCAGGTTGTTTATTTCAAAATGCAACATTTATTACTCCAGGTGTTGATGCGATCACACTTACAAACGGTGTAAGAATAGAATGGTTAAACAGTTTCACATATTTTGCGGCAAGAAGTATCTATGCTGTTGACGGTGCAACTGGATTGGCTGACGATGGTAAAACACAATTAAGACTTTCAGGTTTTGCAGGAACGCCAATTGCGGCAGGACAGGTTATATCATACTACGACACAGACAATGTAACTCAACTGGCATCAGGCACTGTTGAATCTGTAGATGGAGATAAAATTATAATTGATGGGAAATCAACAGGATTTGCAATGCCACCAGAAACAACAGGCAAACAGATCACTGCTAACGGTGATGCAAAACTAGATACGTCTGTTAAAAAGTTTGGACAATCCAGTTTGCTTTTAGATGGTGTAGGAGACAGTGCATCTATTTCAACAACAGCAGATTTTGGATTTGGTACAGGAGATTTTACAATAGAATTTTGGGCATATCCAACACAACTCCAATCAACAACACTATTTGATTTTAGAAACAATGCATCAATTGAGTATTCATTGATGTTGTACATGACCAACAACGGTCCAAAACTTTATATTAATGGAGCAAATATAATCATAGGAAGTCAAGGTTTCAATCTTAATGTTTGGACACATTTCTCGTTAGTAAGAAGCAGTAACACTGTGACAATGTATGTTGCGGGACAAAATGTTGGAACGGCAACAGTTGCAAATGATTTAGGTGCGGCGAAACCACTTGTGATGGGTAACAACTATGATGCCAATAATGGTTTTATTGGAAACATGGACGACTTCATAATTTATAAAGGTTCAGCAATACGTTCAGGAAACTTTACTCCGCCAACAACAGAAGTAATTGGAAATCCTGACACTGTGTTAGTAAGTAGATTTAATGGTCCAAACTTAACAACTAAATTTTTAGACACAAACATAGCAATTCAAGACATTAGAACATCAGCAGGAGCAACAGCAACAAACTTTACTCTGGTTGATTATACAGACTTTGGAGCAGAAGTAAGATCAATTGCATCTGCATCTATCTACGGAACATACGGTGCTGTGGGTGATGGTGTTGGTGTAAAAATGTATTTGATTTCACACAACTTTGCTTACATTGGAAATGATTACGAAGTTGATAACGATGCAACAACAGTGATTCAAGCCAACGAAGTTATCACAAACAATAACGCAAAAATTTATTATTCATCAGTTGACCATAAAGGTGACTTTAGAGTTGGTGATCAATTTTATGTTAATCAAGAAACAGGACAAGTTGCGTTTACATCAGCATCACTTAACATAGATGTTGATCAAGCATTAACATTTACATCAGGACCCAATGTTACAGTTATATCAGGAGATAAAATTGAAACAGGAAATGTTCAAATATCTGGAAATAATATCACAACGACATCAGGAGATTTAAATATTGATTCATTTAACAATCAAATTAATTTTGTTGATGATGTAAACATTACTGGAAATTTAGATATTACAGGAGATATCACAATAGGTGGAAATGTTACAATAGGTGACGAAACAACAGATTCAATTAACATCACAGCAGGTATTAGTTCTGATATTGTTCCTGCACAGGATAATATTTACAATGTTGGTTCATCTACAAAAAGATGGAACACAATATTTGCCAATGAAGCACAAATAGACAGTGTTAACATTAAAGGAAATTTAATTCAAAGTAATAATACAAATGCTGATTTAGATTTAAGATCAAGTGGAACTGGTGGAGTAAGAGTTGAAAACTTCTCAGTATCAGGAGATACAATGACAAACGATTCAGGAGACTTCATAGTTAATCCTGCTTCGGGTGTGTTTAGAGTTGACGGTACTGGATCTGTTAGAATTCCAACAGGTACAACTGCCCAAAGACCAGGTTCTGCATCAGCAGGTATGATGAGATACAACACAGATGATTCAGTGTTTGAAGGATACAACGGAACAAACTGGTTGGCATTGTCTGGTGTTTATGACCTTGACAAAGACACATACATCACTGCTGAGGCTACACCAGGTGCAGATGATGACACAATCAGATTTTATGCTGGCGGAGTTTTGGTAGCAAATGTTAATCCAACAAGGTTCGATGTCACATCTTTACAAGTAGATGACATAACAATCAGTGGAAATACTGTAACAACCACAGGAACTGACCAAGATTTGATCCTGAATGCTCAAGGAAATGGTAGCATTAGAATTGAAGACTTCAAGTTTGAAGGAAATGCGATAACTAATATTATATCTAGTCCGATTGTATTAAAAACAACTGGAACGGGATATATTGATGTGTCAGATTCTGGTGGGTTTGTACTTCCGGTTGGAACAACAGCAAACAGACCGTTTACGCCTTTAGTAGGTATGATACGTTACAACACCGCAGATCAACGTGTTGAATTGTATGATGGTAGTTCATGGGGTTCAATCGCAGGTTCATCAGGTGCTGTAAGTATTATTGACGCAACAGAAATAGCAGTGGAATACGCACTGGCATTAGGATAGGAAAAATATGGCAACAAATTTTAGAAACTCTGTAACAAAAAGTATAGGAACTGTGACTGCGGCTGTTTATGAAGCCTCACCAGGATCATACACAACAATCATTGGAATGGTTTTAGCAAACTTAACAGAATCAGTTGTGGAAGCCAGTGTAACATTAACAGCAACTCCAGATTCAGTTACAGGATTTATTGTAAAAGATGTTTTGATTGCACCAAACTCTAGTTTACGTGTGTTAAACTCAGGAGAAAAATTAATTGTGGCAAGTCAAAACAGTTTAAATGTAAAATCAAACATCAACGACTCATTAGATTGTGTGTTGAGTTATGTGGAGATAACATAAGATGTCAAACACAGTTGGACAGGATACTTCCGTATATCTTCAAAATGGTATCAAAGACAGATACTTTTATGGATTACGAAGAACCGATGAGGGAACATTATTCATTGGTAAAGTTGACCAATTGGCGGCAAACGATCCTGTGGCAATAAACAATCCAGGAAATATTGATGACAACTTTAAAGAGTTTGATCAAGGTTATGATTTTTATGAAGGCAGAGATTTGAACCACGCAAAACCATTTAAAAATTTAAGATACGAACAATTTAGATGGGATGATGTAAATCTAAATTATTATATTAATCCAGAGGGTGAACTGGTAGTTAGAATTAACAGTAATGTCGCTGACGGAGAAATTACATATCCGCAAACTGATGAAACTGTGATTGTAGAACAAACTGTATTCACTTTAGATAAAACAAATTACTTAATGGACAGTAATGAAATAACATTCGATAGAGGATAAAGTAGGAGAAAACATATGACAAGACAACTTATAAACACTGGTATTATTCCAAATGACGGTCAAGGTGATTCGTTAAGAGATGCTGGTGGAAAAATGAATAACAATTTTCAAGAATTGTACACAGCTCTTGGAAACGGAACAGCCTTAACAATAGTCAATAATAATTTGATTACTGCCACAGGTGCAAACAAAATAACTTTTTTATATCAAACTCTAGCAGATTTACCAGATGCGGCAACGTATCATGGAATGTTTGCTCATGTACACGGTGAGAATGCTTCCTACTATGCTCACTCAGGTGCCTGGGTAAAAATTGCAGATGCAAATAAATCTATCGGAATGTTTTCAGATGTCGATTTTTCGGCGGCGGCGACTAACGGACAAGCATTAATTTATGATTCAGGTTCACAAACTTGGAAACCAGGTGATGTTTCAGCAGGTGGCGGTGGAGGAGGAGGTGCAACTTCATTTCTTGGATTAACAGACACTCCAGTAACATACTCTGGACTAGCAGGCGGCTTTTTACAAGTTAATGGTACGGCTGATGGATTACAAATTGTTGCGGCATTTTCAATTGACAAACTTTCAGATGTTGACACAACAACAACTACTCCAACTTCAGGACAAGTATTAAAATGGAATGGAACAAAATGGGTACCAGGTGATGATGCAACCAGTGGCGGTGGTGGAACTGATGCTGACACATTGGACGGATTAGATAGTACATATTATTTAAATTACAATAACTTGAACAACAAACCAAGTGTTCCAACATCAATATTAACATTAACAGACACTCCAGCAACTTTTTCAGGTTCAGCAGGAAGAACTGTTAAAGTAAACGCAGGTGGAACTGCTTTAGAATTTGTAGCAGACGCAGGTGGCGGAGCAAGTACTCTTAACGACTTAACTGATGTAACAATATCAACACCAGCTCAAGGTGATGTGTTGTATTACAACGGTACAGGTTGGGTTAAACAAAACGGTCCAACAATGAGATGGGACGTTGGAGCCGCAGGTTCATCTAATTACACGTTCACAGGTCCAGGATTTGCAAGTGCAACAAACGATCCTGTGTTATATTTGATGAGAGGACACACTTATATTTTTGTAAATGGAACAGGTTCTAGTCATCCATTTGAATTTAGAGTATCAAACGGTGGTGCAGAATATTCATCAGGAGTGAGTGGAAGCAAAACAGGAACGCAGGTTTTAGAAGTTCCTATGGATGCTCCAAGCACACTTTATTATCAATGTACAATTCATTCAGCAATGGGTAACACAATCAACATAGTGAGTTAATAGAACATGGCACAAGTATTTGGCGTAGGCATAGACGAATTACAGAAGACACTGGCAAACAATAGATATTTCTATGGGTTGCGTAGAACAGATGTAGGCGATTTGTACATGGTGAAATCAGATTTATTAAAACTAGAAGATGGAGTTCAATTGAATAGACCAGGAAATATTGATGAAAACTACAATAATTGGAGTAGAGGAGAAGACTTTTTTGAAGGTAGAGATCAACAACACAGAAAAAATTATCCAAATTTGGTGTACGAACAGTACAAATGGGATGGTAGAAACCTGTTTTATTATGTGAATAGTGAAGGTGAATTAGTATTAAAAGTTAACGAGGCTCATACATATCTAGGATATGTAGAACCTTATAATGGTTAAGGAAATAAATACATATAGGAATTAGTCAATGGCAGATTTTCGAATAGATAGAATTAGATTTAGATGGAGAGGTGATTGGTCAGCCAATACTCTTTATGTAAAAGATGATGTACTAAGATACGGTGCAAAAGTATTTGTATGTGTTAACGTACACACATCAGACACAAACTTTTACAACGACTTAAACAACTCGACTCCAAAATGGTCTCAGATGATGGATGGCCAAAGTTGGACTGGTGCGTGGACACCTTCAACATTTTACAAAATTGGTGAACTGGTTAAAGTTGGTGGATTAATTTATAAATGTATTGAAGGTCACATTTCAAATGCATCTGTTTCAAATGGTGTACTAGGAGATGAATTAAAATGGGTTTACTTTGCTCGTGGAGAAGATTGGCAAAGTATTTGGACACCTGCTACACTTTACAATGTTGACCAAACAGTAATTTACGGTGGATCAATTTGGAAATGTAACACAGCACACACTTCAGGAAGTGCTGATGATGGATTACAATTCAATGCGTCATACTGGGATCAATATTCTAGATCAGATAACTTTAGAAGCGACTGGACAGCAAACACTTTGTACTATCCAGATGATGTTGTGTACTACGGTGGTACAGTTTACAGATGTACAACAGGACACAGATCAGCCACTTCAAACAAATTTATAAATCCTACTAATGCATACGGTGGTGCGTCAGGAACAGGATTCCAATTCTTTATTTTCAAAGTTGGCGCAACATATAATATTCAAATCACAAACGGTGGATCAACTTATCTTGCTTCAGAAACTTTCACAATTTTAGGAACAGCACTGGGTGGAGCAACACCAGCCAATGATGTGTCCATGATTATTAACACAGTGGACGGTGGTGGTGCAATAACATCAGTAGGAGTAAACGGTGTAGCCAACGATTCCAACGATGGTTTAGAAGCAAACAATGGACAATGGGAAACTGTGTTCACAGGAATTAGATACAGAGGCGATTACACTGTTGGAGAAAGATATTCAGCAGGAGAACTAGTAAGATGGTCTCCTGGTATGTGGCAAGTAACCACAGGACACTGGGCAACAAGTGCCACTATGGTTGAAAGTAATTTCAATTTATGGGTACCTGGTTTAGAATTTGAATCAATATGGAATATTTCTCAATACTATCAACAAGGTGATGTTGTTCTCTACGGAGGTTACACATATGTTGCACTATTAAGTAACGTTGGTGTTACACCTGCTGTTACAGACGGAACAAACACTTGGGAATTACAAGTTGTTGGATATACATTCCAAGGTGAATGGAAATCAACTTATCTAGTTAATGATGCTGTTGAACCTTTTCCATACAAAACTGGTGATGTTGTAAGAGCTGGCGGTGATTTATATATTGCTGTTAAAGATAATGCAAGTGTAGATCCAAGCACAAGAGTTGTGTACGACGAAGGAACTGATTCTCCATTCCCATGGCAATTATTGGTAACAGGTAATGCATTCAAAGGACCTTGGAAAGAAACTAATCTAGGTGGTGTATCAGGCGAACAAACATATTTCCCTGGAGACGTTGTTACAGTTGCAGGCACACTTTACAAATGTATTTTAAAACATGAAGCAAATTCATCAGATGCTAAACCACCATTAGATTTTGAATCAGAAAATGTTGGACCTTACTGGATATTAGTAGCAACAGGACACACTCCTAATGTGTTAGAATATCCTGGAGATATCAAAACACAAAATGATGATTCAACAAGATTAAGAATTGGTTTAGGATCATCAGGACAAGTATTAAAAGTAGGGTCAAACAATATTCCTTTCTGGGAAGATTTTGATGTAACACCAAAAGTTTATTATGTATCACCAGACGGTATAGACGATCAAACAAAAGGAACACAGTTAGCGGCTCCTTTTAAAACGATTAAATTTGCTTGTGATTTTATCAATAGCGATTTAGCCGCAAGATCACCTGCAACAGTCTTTATTAAAACAGGTTTATATCAAGAAATTTTACCTATCACTGTGCCAAGAGACACTGCACTAGTTGGAGATGAACTACGAAGCACAGAAGTTAAACCGGCGGCTGGTTATGAAACATCAAATATGTTTTATGTTAACAATGGTTCAGGTATTAGAAATATGTCATTGAGTGGATTATCTGGAACATTAGGACCAATCAATGAATACGGCACAAAAAGACCAACAGGCGGAGCATTTGTTTCGTTAAATCCTGGTTCGGGGGCGTCAGATGCGGCGGCTTGGATAACAACACGATCTTGTTATGTACAAAATGTATCAACATTTGGAACAGGATGTGTAGGTTTAAAAGTAGATGGTGATCTTCACAATGGTGGTAACAGATCAATTGTTGCCAATGACTTTACACAGGTTATCGATCAAGGTATTGGTTTCTGGGTTAATGGTGAAGGTAAATCAGAACTTGTATCTGTATTCACATATTATTGTCACATAGGATATCTAGCAACTTCTGGTGGTAAAGTTAGAGCAACAAACGGAAACAACTCTTATGGAGATTGGGGTTCAGTTGCAGAAGGTGTAACACCTACTGAAACACCTATCACAGCAAAATTCAATAACAGAACACAAGAAGCTCAAGTGGATGCAGTTTATAATGATGAAAACGAAATATTTGCTTTTGCTTATGATCATGCAGGACAAGATTACACATCTGCTAATATTACAATAGCAGGTTCAGGTCAAGGTGCAACAGCATCAATTAATTATGAAAACACTAGAGACGGTGCCGTAAATAAAATTAGAATATTAGGTCCTGGAGATTCAACACCAGCAGGAGGTGCCGGATACACAAGTAAATCAGGACCAGCCATATCAGGTACTGCTACCAGCATAAAATTGAATGCACAATTCCAAGGAACTTCGGCCCAAACAGTTGGACAAAGAATTTATATTTGGGAAGGTACTGGCAGAGGACAATACGGAATCATTGATTCTTTTAATGAATTAACAAAAGAATGCACAGTTAAAAAAGAATTTGATAACACACCAGGATGGCAACATTTTTTAGGTGGATTTGCAATTGAAACAGCATTAGATCCATCAACAAAATATTTTATTGAGCCAAGAATACAATTCAGTGAACCACCATACAGTACTTCATCAGCATCAATTCCATTAAATGGAAATTATTTATTAGGTGCTTCAAGAAGAGTTTCAAACACAAACGTAACTATTTTATTAGGCAACGGTAGAGGTTTAAGATCAGTAGATTCAAGCAACTGGACTGTTGCAAACGGTATACCGACACAGAACTGGAACAGTTTAGTAGGCGGAAAGAATAACTTTATGGCAACTTCTAGCACAGGTGGTCTAGCAAGATCTCAAGACGGTGCTAACTGGAGTGACTTGTCAGGCAACATTGGAGCAGACATATTTAAAGGTTGTGCATGGGAAGACGTATCTTCACAATGGGTTGTAGTTTCATCAACAGGTGTTGTTTACATATCAGGTGATGAAGGTAACACATGGTCATCTCAACAAGTTGAACCGTACGATGGATCAACAGCAGTGTTTTCAAAAATTGCGGCAGGTAACGGTTTAATTGTTATAAGCAACGACTATGGACAAACTTGGGAATCAGTAGACGGTGGTACAACTTGGGAGTTAGCGGCTAACATAGGTGGTGACAGATATATAGTACAGCACTTGTCGTTCACTGGAGATAAATTTATAGCATCAGTACAAGATTCACCATTTGATGATTCAACATCAGTGAATAAATTTTTTGTATCAAATGCAAATGCGGCACAAAGTTCAACAAGTGCTATCACAGTTTGGACAGAATCAGAAACACCTCCACACACAGGACCATACACAGCAGTAACAAGTTCTCAAGGAACTTTTTTAGCGATTACTGTGAATGGCGAAGTGGCTTACTCATATGATGCAGTAAGTTGGAAACAATTAACAACATTATCAGGAACTTACTCGGGTATTGTAGGTGGCAGATTTAACGGTGGTTATTTTGTTCCATTAAAAGATACTACAATGTCAGATGTGACTGTTCTTAAAAAAGGTTCTCCACCTTTAGCAAGAGTTATAACAAATGCAGGAAAAGTTTCTAAAGTACAACTGTTAGACACAGGATCAGGATATGCAACAGCACCGACAGTTACAATCACAGACAATGTGAACATAACAGATGTGGCTGTTGAAGCAAGAATAGCCAGCGGAGTATTGAGTCAACCAACATTCACCAACAGAGGTACAGGATTTATCAATGTAAGTGCCACAATCGATGGTGATGGATTTGCTGATGAATTCCAATTAGGAAAAGTTGTACAAATAAAAGAATTATCAAGAGAACCTGGACCAGGCGACTTGTTGTACATTAACGGCATTGAAGATCAAATTTATAGAGTAACACAGATTACAAAAGTTACAGGTTCAGTTCCAAATCTTACAGCACAATTTAGAATTTCACCAAGTTTGAAATCTAACGAATCTCCAGGGCATGACACAACAATAACAATTAGACAACAGTATTCACAAGTTAGATTAACTGGTCATGATTTCTTAGATATTGGAACTGGTGGAGTAACAACAACAAACTATCCAGAACTTTATACCAATGCTGGATTCACAGAAGGTTATGAATACCAAGCAAACAGAGAAACTTCCAATAATGGCGGTGGTAGAGTATTCTACACATCAACTGACCAGAATGGTAACTTCCGTGTTGGAGAATTGTTTATTGTTGAACAGGCAACTGGTATTGTAACACTTAATGCAGATTTATTTAATTTACAAGGACTATCAGAATTAGCACTAGGTGGTGTTGTACTAGGTGGAACAGAAGTTGTTATTAGAGAATTTTCTACAGATCCTACAATGGCGGCAAATTCAGATAATGTTGTCCCAACACAAAAAGCAATTCTTACATATATTGGATCAAGAGTTTCTGGTGGTGGTGCTAACTTGAATGTTTCAGGTTTTAGAGCAGGTCAAATTAAAGTAAGAAATAAAGAAATATTTAATGAAGCATTTCCAGAAACAGGACAAATTGTTATAGATAGAATTGCTAATTTAAATGGTGGATTTTCAGGCTCATTGTTAGCATTGAACTTTTTCACTGGTGGTACAGCAAGTACAGAATTAAATGAAGGAGATCCGGCTAGTGCTATTGATAGTTCTAACGGATATGGCGAATAATGATAAATAACTGTAATAAGAGGATATATTAACCCATGGCTGAGTTTAAATTAGGTAGAATACGTTTCGTTTGGAAAGGTGCTTGGTACACAAGTGCCCTTTATTCAGTAGATGATGTTGTAAGATATGGTGGTAGAACTTACATCTGTATCGTAAACCACACTTCTGCGACAGAGTTTCAAGATGACTTAACAGCGGCAAATTGGGCATTGATGTCCGATGGGCAAGAATGGAAAGGCGACTGGGGAGTAAACACAACATACAAACCAAATGACGTTGTAAAATACGGTGGTTACATTTATATTTGTAACACAGGTCATGCCTCAAATGCAGATGTTAACATTGGACTAGAAGGCGACATTGCAAAATGGGATCTTTTCATTGAAGGTTTTGATTACAAAACAGACTGGGCTATTGCAACAAGATACAAAGTAAACGATTTAGTAAGATACGGTGCAACTGTATATCTTTGTGTAACAGAACACACTTCAGCGGCAACATTGGCTGATGGATTAGAATTAGATATTGCAAAATGGGAAGTTTTTGCAAAAGGATTTAACTGGTTAAACACTTGGGCAATAAGCACAAGATACAAACCAAATGACACAGTAAGATATGGTGGACAACTTTATGTTTGTATCACTGGACACACATCAGCAGGAACAGTAGCATTAGGTTTAGAAAATGATCAAGCAAAATGGCAATACCTACACAAAGGTATTGAATATTTAGGTGCTTGGGTTACAGCAACAAGATACAAAGTAAACGATGTTGTTAAGTATGGTGCTAACTTATGGATTGCAACAGCATCTCATACAGCAGGCGCATCATTGGCGGCTGACGAAGCCAACTGGGACATTTTTATTCCAGGTTTAGAATTTGAAGATTCGTGGAGTTCATCTACACAATACCAACCAGGTGACATTGTTACTTACGGAGGTTACCAATACGTTGGATTAAGAAACAACTTAAACAAAGTTCCATCAACAGAAACTGCTGATTGGGATTTATTTGTTACAGGTTTCAGTTTAAAAGGTGACTACAACAACGCAACTGCTTACAAAACAGGTGATGTTGTTAGAGTTGGTGGTACAACTTACATTGCTATTGCCGACACAACAGGAAACAGACCACCAAGTGTACTACACTGGGATAAACTAAACGAAGGTTTATACTGGAAAGGTGTTTGGAGCAATGCGGCTGTTTTTGACAAAGGCGATATTGTGAGAGGATCTATAAACACAGACACTTCTTACATTTGTATTACAGCACACACTTCAAACAATGTTGGACCAGCAACAATCAATCAACCAGATTACGCACCAGGGGCTGGTGTTGATACATCTGTTTGGCAATTGTTAGCAGGTGGTCCAGAAAATGATGTATTAGAATCAGAAGGTGACATTTTAATTTATGGTGCTTCAGGACCAGCAAGATTACCGATTGGTGCTTCAGGACAAGCACTTGTTGTTAACGGTGCAGGTACATTACCTCAATGGGGTTTTGTTGGACAAGTAGATCAAGTTTACTATGTAGGTCCAAGCGGTGTTGATACACCGGCTCCTAATGCTGGTGTTACACTAGATAGTCCGTTTAAAACTGTAAGATATGCACTGCATCAAATTGATTTAGGACCAAGAAATCCACAAGGTGTAAACTTATTAACTAGAAACAAAGCATTCATACAAGACGAAATTATTGCTTGGATCAATGTTCAAATTGCAGGTAATATTTCACCATTCACAAGTGCTTTCACTTATGATGCTGTGAAATGCAGAAGAGATATTGGTATAATTGTTGATGCCACTATTAACGATTTACGTAAAGGCGGAAATGTCAGATCAAGAGAAGCGGCATTAAGTTACTTTACAGACTTAGGTGCTAGTTACGTTGCAGGACAAGAAGCACAAACTGCCGCGGCAATTGTGAGAGCGGCATACATTGCTCAACAAGTGGTTGTGAATTCATCAGGATACACACCATCACAAGGTACAACACTTCAAGTAACAGATTTAACTAAGATAGCAGAATCAACAGTGGTTGCAGATATAAACACATTAATGACAGTGCCATCAGATGCAATTACGGCTGGCAACATCAACAGTGTTCCTGCAAAATTATCACCTCAAATCACATTAAATGTTAAAACAGGTACATACTACGAAATTTTACCAATGAGTGTTCCAGCAAATTGTGCAGTGGTTGGAGACGAATTGAGATCAACCAACATCAGACCAGCAGGCTCATTAGTTGCTGGCGGTGATGTTCAGTATTCTTTACAAGGTATTCAACGTTTAGAAGCAATCATTTCAGATGTTATTCAAAACAATGCTGTTTCAGTAACACCATCAGGTGGTATAATAACAGTTCCAACTGGTGCAAGTTTAGGTTATCAAGGTGCTGGTTTAATTGAAGGTACAGGAACAGTTAACACAACAGCCTCTGGATCAGGATCAGGTGCTACATTTACATTGACAACAAACGCATTTGGTTTCGTTACAGGATTAACTGTGTTGGCTCCAGGACAAAATTATGTGGTAGGTGAAACAATCACTATTCCATCAACAGAAACAATTAACAATCCAAGTACTGGTGACACAGCGATAGGTGAAACAATCACCTTCCAAGTGTTAACAGTAACAACAGGAAACACAATTACACAAAACGTGGCAGTGCCAGCAGGTTCAAGTACGGCAGGTACAGCGGCGGCGGCAATTGCAGACAATATTGAAAAATACATTGACTTCAAAATTAATGCAGTTGGTTCAGATGTTGCAGTTACAGGTTCAAACACAGCAAACGTAGATGTTGGTTACACAGATGCACGTTTAAGATTATTAGCCAACAGAGACTTTATGGCTAAAGAGTGTGCAGAATTTGTGAAAAGAGCAAACCCAGGTTATGTGTTTGGTCAAAATGATTGTGAAGACGATATTAAAGATTACATAGACGGAATTATTTACGATTTACAGTATACAGGAAACTATATGTCACTGAAAGGTGCTAAATGGTATGTGAATGCTGTTGGTGGTTCGACAACTTCAGACATGTTCTACATGAGAAATGCAACAGGTTTAAGAAACTGTACAGTACAAGGTTTATCAGGTTCATTGGGAGCGGCAAACAGTTATGGAACGAAACGTCCATCAGCAGGTGCTTTTCTTTCTCTTGATCCAGGATATGGCACAGCAGACGAAAGTGTCTGGATTGGTGCACTGAATGGTGCAGGTGGAAGATCACCTTACATTCAAAATGTTACAACATTTGGAACAGGTGCTGTAGGACAAAAAATTGATGGAGATTTACACGCAGGTGGTAATGACTCTATGGTATCAAATGACTTTACGCAGGTAATATCAGATGGTATTGGTGCATGGATCACAAATTTAGGAAGAGCAGAACTTGTATCTGTGTTCTCATACTATGGACACATTGGATACCTTGCAGAAACAGGTGGAAAAATACGTGCTACAAACGGTAACTCATCATATGGTGATTTTGGTTGTGTGGCAGAAGGTGTTGATCCAACTGAAGTTCCTGTAACAGGTAAAGTTAACAACAGATCTACTGATGCAGTAGTTGACAGTGTGTTTACAGATGGTAATCAAATACTTGCACTTGAATATGGCAACGCAGGTAGAGAATATTCAAATGCTACTGTAACTATCACAGGCGACGGTTTTGGATTAAATGGTGTTGTGGCAACTTACAACACAGGCGGAGTGTACAAAATTAGATTAACAGAAACTCCTGCTTCTGATCCATCAGATTTAGGTGGTAAAGGTTTTGTAACTACCACAAACTCAGGACAAACGGGTACAACAACAAATATCACATTGGCGGCGGCAGATTCGGCGGCAAGTGGAGTTTATGTTGGGATGGCATTGTTTATTACTGAAGGTAAAGGTGCTGGACAGTACGGTTACATTGACACTTACAATTCATCTAGCAAAATTGCCGCAATTAAAAAATTCTCAGACAGCTCAGCAGGTTGGGACACATTGGGTGGCAAAGCAGTTGAGACAACACTGGATTCAACAACAATCTACGAAATCACTCCAAGAGTGGTTATAGGTGCTCCAAGTAATGATGGTTCAACAACTCCTAGACAGGCAGTTGCTAGAGCAGTTGTTACAGGAGAAGTTATTTCAAGTGTTAAAATATTAGATTGTGGTGCTTCTTATACAAGTGCACCAACAGTAACATTCACAGATCCAAACAACACTACAGAAGCGCCTGTACAAGCATACATTGGCGATGGTGTATTAGGTCAACCAACATTTGTTGCAAGAGGTTCTGATTATGTAACTGCTTCTGCTGGAATCACAGAACAAGGTGTACAAGCAACTGTAACAGGAATTACACAGGCTACAACAGCAGTGATCACAACATCAGCGGCACACAACTTTAATACAAACGATAAAGTTAAGTTTGACGGAATACTTGGAATGGTCGAATTAAACACTGGTGTGTTCTACTATGTTAAAGTTTTAACAACAGACACATTTGAAATTTATGCAGACTACGAACTAACAACTCCAATTAATTCAACTGGCTACACAGCATATGCAAGTGCCGGAACAGCAGAAACATTTGGTGGATTTAGAGATGACTATCAAACAGGAAAATATATTGCTGTTGAAAATTTAACATCAATTCCAAGAGCAGGATCAAACATTGAGTTTGGTCACTTACCAGGACAATATTTCAAACTGGTTGCTGTTAATCAACAACTTGGAACACAAACTCCTTTCACAGGTCTATTACAAGTTTCACCAGATATAAAATCTTATGAATCACCAGAACATGGACAGTCCATAGAAATGAGAATTAGATACTCACAAGTTAGATTAACTGGTCACGATTTCCTAGACATAGGTACTGGTAATTTTACAAACACAAATTATCCAGGGTTACCTTTACAAAATCCAATACCAGCAAACGAAACTGTTGAAGGTGGTGGAGGAAGAGTATTCTTTACTTCTACAGACCAAGACGGTAACTTTAGAGTAGGAGATTTATTCTCAGTAGAACAAGCAACTGGTATTGCTTCATTGAACGCAGATGCATTCAACATATCAGGACTACAAGAATTACAGTTGGGTGACTTAGCATTAGGTGGAACAAGTGCTTCTATCAATGAATTCTCAACTGATGGTACAATGGCGGCTAATTCAGACGCAATTGTTCCGACTCAGAGAGCAATAAGAACTTATATCGCTTCACAAATTGGTGGTGGTGCTAGTTCGCTCAATGTTAACTTGATTACTGCGGGATTAGTGGTAATTACTGGTAATACGATAAGTACAAGTAACAATGTAGGAATCAATTTCCAAAGCGTCACTAACTTCACAAAAGGAGTTACTGGTGTACCGATTGCGATGAACTACTTAATACATAGTTAAAGGAGAAAAAACAATGGCTTCAGGAAGAATAGGAAAAGCAGATCTTTTAGCCGCTACACTTACGACTATCTACACAACACCTGCTGACACTTTTACAGTGGCAACAGTATCGTTTTGTAACAGAGGTAACCAAGCAGTTACAGTAAGGTTAGCAGTGGCAGATTCGGCTACACCGGACGCATCAGAATATCTTGAGTACGAAACAGAGATTTTGAGTCATGGTGTGTTGGAAAGAACTGGTTTAGTACTGTCTGCAACGCAATTATTGGTAGCATATTCAAGTGCCGCTAATGTAAGTGCAGTTGTAAGCGGTATTGAAACAAGTACAGCATAATTTTAAGGTAAATTATATAAATAGTATAAAAGAGTACTAATAAAGGAAACAAAGACAATGGGAAGATACATATCAACAACTGGAACTGCTGGCGTAGTCACTAAACAAGTGGCAACAACTTACCAAGCAGTGGTAAATGATAGAATCTTAGCAGATAGTGCCGGTGGTACTTTCACAATCACGTTACCTCTTAATGCTTCTTTGTTGATTAATGACACAATTCAGATCATTGATGCAACATCGAACTTTGGAACTAACGCGGTTACAGTTGCTAGGAATGGTTCACTAATTCAAGGTTCAGCAGACGACTTAACAATGGACTTAAATGGTGCAATCGCAACTTTGATTTACACTGGTCCAACTTATGGTTGGATAATTGGTGCTGTATAATTTTTTATAATATTTTATATTAAATTTACATCATTAAACACTTGGAGAAACAAAAACAATGGCTAGTTTAAAATCATTACTTGGAACAAAACAGGACGCATTCGTCTCGGTTGAGGAATCTAATTTAGAGAAAGGACGTATTTACGTTTATACTCCTGGAACTAACTATTCTAGATTATGGTGCGGATTTTGTTTCCACCCAGAAGTGGCAGGTACTGCCATAATAGAAATTTGGGGAGCAGGTGGATCGGGTGGTGAGATGTGCTGTTGTGGTTTTGGTTTACCAGGCAATGCAGGTGCATATGTCAAAAAACAAATTTCAATGTCTCCAGGAGATTATATATGTGGATGTGCAGGACTAAGTTGTGGTAACTCGGGTTCTTTATGTTTTAGAGGTTGTTCAGAAGCCTCTCATGCAAGATTTTGTATAGCAAGTTCAGAGACTTGTGCTTGTGCAGAAGGTGGAAAGGGTGGAGTAACTTATTGTTCTACTAACTCATCTTTTTATTGTTGTTACAGAGCAAATGGCTTTTGTGTAACAAGAACAGACAACGACAACTGCGGTATTATTTGTAACCAATGTGATGGTTCATGGTGTGCTCAAGCATTCGGTGGACAAGAAAATAAATGTGGAAGAATTTCATGTGTATCAGCATTTGGCTGTTATCCATCATGTATTTGTATGTTCCATCATCATATACCTACTCCAGCAGGAATGGGTTCTAAAGAAGGTAGAATGATCACTTACACTAATGATGACGGTAGCGGAGTATCAAACTGGTCAGGTCAAGGACACTATCACCACTTGGCAAACATGGGTTCAGGCAGATTTCCAACAGGCGGTGTGCCTTGGGCAAGTTGTTGGGACGGTGGTCTTGCTTGTGGTTGTTATGAGAATGATGGTTGTATACCTCAGATGCCGATTGGTACAGGAGGAAGAGGACCTAACCCATGTCCGGGAGTTAGAGATCACGCAATCAGAGGTGGACACGGAGGAGTACGAATTAAATTCGTAAGTTAATTTTATGGCTAGTCTAACAACATTACTTCAATCCAAATATGATTTTTCAGTAGGAAATGAAACTAACCTTGAAAAAGGTAGAATTTATCAATATTATCCAGGTACATCAAGAGGCACAAACTTTAGATGTCACATATGTTTTATAGCACCATCAGACGGTACTGCCACAATAGAAGTTTGGGGAGCAGGTGGATCAGGTGCAAAAATGTGTTGTTGCGGTGGAGGAATTCCAGGTAACCCAGGTGCATATTCTAAGAAAACAATTACAATGGCAGATGGTTGTTACATTTGTGCAATTATCGGTATGTCATGTGGTAACTCAGACACACTATGTTTTAGAGGTTGTTCTGAACCAACTCAGGTATGTTGGTTTGGTAATGGCGGATCAGACGGATGTGTATGTGCTCAGGGTGGAATTGGTGGAGCAAGTTGGTGTTCAACTGGTAACTCAATTTACTGTTGTGCAGTAGCGTCGGGTTTCTGCAATACACAAGGCGGTGACTCATATTGTGGTATCATTTGTAACTTTATGGATTCAGCGGCTTGTCCTCAATTTTGTGCTTTTGCATACGGTGGAGATGTAAACTGTTATGGTGGATTTAGTTGTCATTACTTTAGAGGATGTCAACCAAACTGTAACTGTAGACAAGTTCCAGTTAATAGATTCCCTCCAGGAATGATTTCAACATTGGGTGGTGAAGTACACTACACAATGGATTCAGACAACGGAAGATCACAATGGTCAGGAATGGGCGGATGGATGAATGCTTCACATGGTTTCAATTTAGCAACACGTAATCCTACAACAGGCGGTCCTTACACTGGTTGTTGGGAAGGTAACAGATCGTGTGGTTGTTATGAACAACAAGGTTGTAACACTTTCTATCCAGCAGGTATTGGTGGACAAGGTCCAACACCTTGTGATGGTGTTAGAGATCACGCTCACAGAGGCGGACATGGATTAGTTAGAATTAAGTTTGTATCAACAACCGACGATTACGAAATAGACTCAACTCCATAGGTTAACAAATAGAGGTAAATAAAGTATATGGCAAGTTTAAAAGGATTATTAACTACTAGAAACCCAGCAGAGATGATTGAAAACAATCTCGAAACTGGTTACATTTATTCTTATACTTCAGGTACAAATTACACAAAATTTTGCAATGGTATTTGTTGGACAGCAAACGTTGATGGCACAGCCGAAATAGAAGTTTGGGGTGCAGGCGGATCAGGTGCAAGAATGTGCTGTTGTGGAGACGGATTACCAGGTAACGCAGGTGCATATGTGAAAAAGTCAATCACAGTAGCGGCAGGCGACACAATGACAGGTCAAACAGGACACAGTTGTTATGCTCATGATTTATGTTTTTCAGGATGTTCAGAACAATCAGAAGTTTGTTGGATCACAGCCGCAAACGGTAATGGCTGTATATGTTCAAGAGGTGGATTTGGTGGGAAATCTATGTGTACAACAGGATCATCATTATTTTGTTGTTTTAGAGCACAAGGTTTCTGTTACACAAAATGCAACAACAACGACTGCGGAACAATATGTAACGTGTGTAATGGACAATGGTGTTCATTAGGATACGGTGGAGATACAGGCAAAAACTGTTGCGGACAGTTTTCATGTGCTAGTTTCTTTGGATGTTGTCCACATTGTAAGTGTCAGTTTCAACAACACGTGGCTACACCAGCAGGATTATTTTCAGAAGACGGTGCATTGATCACGTTCCAAAAAGAATCAGATGGAACTCCAATGTCACAATGGTCAGGAAACCAATTATTTCAGTGGTATGCGGCACTTAACTTGGCAACAAAAACACCAAGACAAGGTACTCCGGATGCACACTGTTGGAGATCAACAAGATCTTGCGGATGTTACGAGATGCAAGGTTGTAACAATTATCTACCTGTGGGAGCAGGTGGGCTATCACCTAACCCATGTCCAGACGTAAGGGATCATGGAATAAGAGGTGGATTTGGTGGAGTAAGAATCAAGTTTGTTCCGTCAAGTTAAACATAGTTTGATAAATAAAAGTATAACAGGATAAAAACAATGGCAATAGAAAAAGCATTTACAATAGCAGTACCAAATGAACCATACGTTAACGACTTCAGTGACGGTATAACACAAGCGGCAACGTACAATGGTGATAGATATATTAAGTTTCAATACCATGCGACTACAGGATTTATTGCTGGAGTTATTGGAAATGGCGACACTGAAGAATTAATGGTTGCCAATGAAGGTCCTTTAATGGAAGGTCATCTTCCAGCAATTATAGATGCAGATGCGGATCCTTTACATGCGGCAATGATCACAGAATGGTACACTTCAGGAGAAAAAGCAAACTACTCAGAAGACTTAGGCACAACAGATGCTGACGGCAAAGCAGAAACTTGGGAACATCAGTGGAGCGATGAACAGATCCTGGCTCAGATTTGGAAGTTAGACACAATTAAATATGTGAACAACGCCATAGTGGATCCAGAATTTATGACACACGGTATGACTGCAGAACAATTTACAGACAGTATCACAAGTCAAATAGCATCTTGTACAACAGAACTAGCAAGAGCGGATGTGTACACTGACGAAGAAGCGACAGCAATCACCGCACACAAAACTATGTTGGAAGGTATGTCAACAAAGTATGATGGTGTATCGTTTTGGAAAATTCCTTTCCCAACACAACCAAACTTTAAGTAATCACTTTTAGTCGTTACTCAGATTAACTAGCAATAAATAATTCTAGTTATGACAGACCAACGAGAAATCTTAAATCAATACAAGTTCGAAATGGAAATACCCAACGAACCGTATGTAGATAATTTCAGTCAAGGTATCACACACACAGCATATTATGCCGGTGATAGATATTTAAAATTTGCTGTCAACGATGACACTGGAATAATTGGAGAATGTTTACATAGAGCACCAACTAAAGAATTACTTGAAACAAGAATTTCTCATCTTGAACCAGGACATACTGCACTAATAATAGATGGTGCAAAAAATCCATGGGAAGCATCATATTTGACAAGAGTATACAATCATGAACCAGTACCGTACTACCAAGAAGATGTAGGACAACTGGACGATGACGGGAATTCTATATCATGGGAATACAATTGGGGCCATGTGCTGAATCAGATATATTATAATCAAGAATTAAAATACATCAACGGTGAATTTGTGAAGCCACGATTTAGGGTACATCAACACACCAACGAAAAAGTTCATCAAACAGTGCTAGATCACATCGAAATGTGTGATAACGAATTGTCAAGATTAGTGTATAATGAATCCCAACGACAAGCCATTGAAAAATGTAAAGCAGGTTGGATCAACATAAGAGATAATTTTCAACACGTGCACCATTGGAAACTAAAATACCCAGACATGCCATTAATAAAACCATAGAATCACTATTATAATCACATAAAAAATTAATCTATAAATATTTGTATCAAATGAGCACAGAACAAAAAAGACCTAAAGCATTTTTACTCAATGGCGGAATGGGTAGAATTATATCTGCTATACCTGCCTTAGAAAAATATCAAGAAGAAGGAAATGATCCAGATTTCATTATTGTGATCGAAGGTGTTTGTGATATTCTAAAAGGACATCCAACGTTGGATTCAAAAACATATGATATGTATCACAAAAATTTATTCCATACAAAGTTAGTTAACATGGATATTGTAAGTCCTGAACCATACAGAGTGCATGAATATTTCAATCAAAAATGTAATATTGCTCAAGCATTTGATGTGTTAATCAACAACAAAGGAATTAGAGACTTACCTAAATCAACACTGATATTAAGCAAAGAAGAATTACTTGCTGGAAAAAAAGCAATAGATGAAGTTAAAGAGAAATTAAAAAAAGAAAAAGTTGTAGTGATTCAACCTTTCGGAAGAGCAATACAACAGATAGACGGATCGTTTGTTGATAAAACTAATAGAAGTATTGAGTTTTTTAATTTAAAGAGCATTATTAAAAAATTACAGGAGAAAGATTTTGCAGTTATGTTGATGAGTGAATTTGGCATAGACTTTAAAGATGCTGGATTTCCAGATGAAGTAGCAATGCCAGAAAAAGTAGAATTAAGACAATGGGCGGCAATTATAAAATATGCTGATCAGTTTTTAGGTTGCGATTCTTTAGGACAACATCTTGCTTACAGTTTAGATACACCAGCAAGTGTTGTGTTTGGTGCAACATATCCTGAAAACACTTCATATGCTAAATCAGAAAATCTTAAACACATAGATCTAGGTCAAATGACACGTGAATATGATCCAATAAGAATAACAATGGATGAAAGAATTAGTAGAAAACAAGAACAAATAATGGCAATGACACCTGAAATAGAAGACTATGTAGTTTCTGCAGTTAATGGTGAATCAATAGAGGACTAACAATGGATGATATAGAAAAATACAATAAAACAGGATATATTGCCGCAATAGCCAGAGGGCATAATGCAGGTGTTTGTCTTTTAAAAGACGGTGAAGTGGTTTTTTCAATAGAGGAAGAACGTTTATCTAGAAGAAAATATGATGGTGGACCATATGCATCAATGGTAGAAATATTGAAGTATACAGATAAAATTGATTATCTAGTTGTTGCTCACACACAAAGTTTAGATGATAGATCAACAGGTAGAGTAGATTATTCAGGAGATGATGTTTACACAGGTATGGCAAGGAAATTAGGATTAATTGACAGATATGTGCAAGAACAAAAACATCCTCAAGTAATAGATTTATCACACATTCATCACAAATTACATGCCGCTTGTGCTTTTTATAGATCAGGATTTGACAAAGCAGTAGCAGTGATAGTTGACGGTGCTGGAACTTTTATTCCAGTTAAGAACAGTATCTCTGGTGAAACAACTGTGTTTGAAGTTGAAAGTATTTTCAGTTGTGATTATCCCAATGATATTTTCGCACTGTACAAACATTATGGTACGGGAGAAGCAAGTCCAGGAGCATTTTATCCAGACTTTGCTTCTGATTCCATAGGTGAACCTGGTAAGACACACCAAGCACTGTTCACAGACAAAGCAGGAATTGTAAAAGTTTACGAAGCAGTTACACAGTATTGTGGATTCTCGGCAATTGAAGCAGGCAAAACAATGGGATTATTTCCATATGGTAAACCAAATGACATGGTTCCTAAACTTTTTAAGAAAGAAGGATACTATTCTTTATCAGATAGAAATTTTATTATACCAACATATCCCAATGCCTCAATAGTTAACAGTGGACTTTATCCTTTCATCGATGAAAATCCTGCATCAGATAAAAAAGAAGATTGGACAACATTACAAAATAGAAGAGATCTAGCATACGCAGTTCAAAAAGAATCACAAAAAGAATGTTTGGATTTAATCTACAAAGCAGTACAACTGAGTGGTTGTAAAAACGTTGTATTTTCAGGAGGATACGGACTTAACTGTGTTGCCAATTATTATTATTTAGAACACTTAAAGAAAGACGGCATAAACTTTTATGCTGAGCCAGTTTCAAACGATGCTGGAACGGCAATGGGTGCGGCAATGTTGTTTTATTACAGTCTTACACAGTCTAAAGAAAAGAAAGTAGACGAACCAACGTTATACCTTGGACCAAAAAGAACATATTCAGCAGAACAGATTGAAATAGCATGTAATCAAGAAGGTGTTGAACTTACAGATGCAACCAATGAAGAAGTTGTAAAAATTATTACTGACAAGAATATTGTTTCAGTGTTCCAAGGAGCCAGTGAAAACGGACCTAGAGCATTGGGTAATAGATCAATATTATACGATCCAAGAGATCCAGATGGTAAAGATCATGTTAACAAAGTTAAACACAGAGAATACTTTAGACCTTTTGCTGGAACTATATTGCACGAATACGTGCATGAATGGTTTGATTTAAGAGGAATGGACGAAACACCTCACATGATGTATGCAGTAAATTGTCAACCAGGAATTGGAGAAAAAATACCTAGTATTATTCACGTTGACGGAACTTGTAGAATACAATCTGTAAAAAGAGAACAAAATCCGTTGTATTATGATTTAATAAAAGAGTTTCATAAACAAACAGAATGTCCTATAATTTTCAATACGTCATTTAATTTAGGCGGTGAACCATTAGTAGAAACATTGGATGATGCTGTAAGAACATTAGTAAACAGTGAAATAGAATACTTGTTTTTACCCGAATACGGAAAACTGATAAAGGTAGCAAACAAATGAGTAAAAAAACAGCAATATTTTTAAACGGCGGTGCTGGCAGAATGATCAGTTCTATTCCAGCAGTGGAAAAATACCTCGAAGAAAATCCTGAAAAAGATCCTATATTAGTTTGCGAAGGTGGAACTGATGCTTTTAAAGGTCATCCTAAACTGTATTTTAAAGCATACGACAGTTGGCACAAAAACCTATTTCAAGAGTTGCTTAAAGATCGAGAATTAATTAGTCCTGAACCATACAGAATTTGGGAATATTATAATCAAAAATGTAGTCTTGCTCAAGCATACGATATTGCCATCAACAACAAAGGCATTAGAGATTTACCCAAACCAACTATAAGATTAAGCAAAGAAGAATTACTTATGGCAAGAAAAATGATTGCTGAAGTAAAAGACAAAACAGGCAAAGACAAAATTGTTGTGGTCCAGCCATTTGGAAGAAGTGCTCATCCTGAAAATTTAACTGAAAAACAGATGAAAGAAGACAAACAGCCAGACATCGCAGATGTTACTGGTAGAAGTATAGAACTAAAAAATGTTTGGAGCATTGTAAGAAAACTATCTAAAAAGTATGGAGTTATGATGATGAGTGAATTCCCATTGGAATTTAAAAAACACATGTCGTCTCCCGTGGCAACACCAATGAATGTACACATAAGAATATGGATGGCTGTCATAAAACAAGCAAATCACTTTGTTGGTTGTGACTCGGTTGGACAACACATTGCATATGCATTCAACGGAACTTCCACAGTATTAATAGGTTCTACATATCCCGTAAACACATCATTTCCTGATTCAGATAATGTTGACATTATTGACCTTGGATTAGAAGATAGAGTATATTCGCCTATAAGAATCACTTCAGATGAGTTCAGTGACAGAACAAACGAAGGGATTATGGCTATGGATGATCAATCAGAAGACAAAGTTATCAAGTCTGTAGAAAAGATGCTTAAACACAGTAAAAACAAGCAGTAATACCCAAAATACAGTAATAATACAATAGTTCTAGATTAGGTAAATACACTATAATAAGGATTATTCTATATGTTTGATGTATCAAGATTTTTTGGAAAAGGTGACAGAAATACTCTGTTAATGAAGAACGGGTTAAACCTGTCTTACAATGGTCCATATTCAGTAGTTGAAGAAGGGTTGATTTTAGACCAATGGCATGTGAATACGTTCGCAACAGCAGAATACACAATCAGTGTGGATTACGACACAAACAATAAAGAAGTTTTAAAAGTGCTTGTATCAGCAAGTCCAAATCAAAGCAGTCTATCAATATATGGTAGATCAAATCTAGGCAATAAATTAATCAAGATCGATAGTGAAGTTAACAATTCATATGTTAGAATCAAAATAAATCCAGAAGATAAAAGTGCCACAGAGAAATATACTGGTTCTAAAATTATTTTTGGTGCAACATATTTTGCTACACTGAATGCTTTAGTTGGAGGCTCACAAGTAACAGAATAATAAACATGGATATAGCACAATGGCAGTAGTTTTTAAACCTTTTGAAACAGATTACGGATATTCATCACCAGGATTCACGGTTGATGTAAACGGAAATGTCACAGTACGTACTATCACAAATACATACACTCCTCCAGTTATTCCACCTGCACCAGATTTTAACATAAATGAAACTGCGGGTGAATTTACAATTTTAAACAAAGGAGTTGCAGTTGCCGGAGATAATCCAGTTATTACTGTAGAAAGAGGAACAACTTATACATTTGTTATAGATACATCCAGTCTTGCTTTTAACATTTACAAACCAGATGTTGCTAATACTGCCATTCCAGGACAGTTATATAATGAAGGGTTATCTCATACCAACACAGTTACAGGATTAAATTTACAATCAAGCACGTTAACTTTTCCTCAGACTTGGGAACAAGAGCAAACAGGGTACAATAGAACTGCTCAAGTAGTAGTACCTATCACAACAGGTACACCACTAGAAGGTAAAAAAATTCCAGTTGTAATTTCATTACATGATAAAGGATTTACTCAAGCAAACGGTATTACAAATGTAAACTTTATCTCAGACAAAATTTTAATTGCTCCACAAGGATACAGCAATGAATGGAATGTGGGTTATCAAACGTCAAAAGCAGATGACATTGCGTTAATTGATTCTATAATTTCTAGTTTTAGTCAATACGACAATGTGGACACAAGAGATATCACAATAATAGGGTATGGTAATGGAGCACAATTGGCATTACAATATACAAACTATTCACAAAATGCATCAGTGAAAAATATTATTACATTTAATGGATTATTAAATAGTGATCAATACCTTTCAACAGATCATACTTTTTACAATTACACATTAGATCCTCAAAACCAAGACAATTCAACTGTTATAAATTGGACAAGTGTCACACCACTAGGTAGTAAAAATATATTAATGTTTAATGGTAAAGATGATTTACAATTTCTTTTCAATGGTGGAACTATCGATGGACAAGAATTTTACAGTGCAGAAGATACTGTGTATGGAATGGCTCAAGCAGATAGCACAATTGAAACTAAACTACTAGCAGGAACCACAGAAGCAGATGGAAGCCTAAGTTATTCTTATGATAATAATTCAATAAGAATGTATGCTTTCACAGGAGTTGCCAGCAATTTTACAACATATCAAAACTCTATTAGACAAAGAATTAACACATCTATTGCTACAAGCTCATATTTAAATATTCCAGTTGCAACAACTTTAACAGAAGCAGAAGCTCAAGGAAAACAATCAGGAACGTTAACTTATGCTGTTCCTATTGATGCTCCAGATTCAATTTTTTATGCAGACTCAGATGGTACTCCTTATGGTACACTTACTGTGGCCCAGCCAAGTATTATTGGAGCAGGTGTTTTCAGTTCGATATTAGATACTGGCGATTTATTAGCAGAAGGCGTCAATGCAGAAATAAGATTAAAACCTACTGGAACAGGCACAGTCACTATAAATCCTGCCACAGTAGGAACAATCACCAACATGAACATCAATGCACAAAATTTATCAACCAGTGGTCAGGTTAGTTTAACACCCAATGCTGACGTAACATTGAGTCCACAAGCAGGTGGAACGCTCACAGTAAGACCAACAGACGTTGGTGTTGTAGACAATGTTACAATAGGGTCTGTAATACCAGGAAATGGAACCTTTTCGACATTGAATTCTTCGCAAGGAACGTTAAATAACACTACAATAGGATTAACATCTGCAACGTCGGCGGCATTTACACAAGCAACCGTGACAAACAATCCGACAAGTGCAAATGATGTTACTAAAAAGCAGTATGTCGATAACACAGCCACAGTGTTAGCGATAGCATTAGGAGTATAGAAAAGAATGGCAAAAAAACGTATTAACACATACAAATTTACACCAGGAATACCACAATCTGGAAACCTTTATCCCAATGCATGGGCACAAATCAATGCCAACAAAGAATGGTTAAAAGATGAATCCAATGCTTTCTTAGATTTTAAAATTACTGAAGACACAGCGGCAAATTTATATCCAAATGCAACATTAAGATATCTTAACAACAGAGAATATGTAAAAGCAGAAGTGGCGGCATGGGTGGCTGTACAAGTTGCTGGAAACATTGCACCGTTTGCCGGTTACACTGCCACAGCAACACAAATTAAAAATGATTTAGAAAAAGTTTTACAATCAGCATATCTTGATATGAGATATGGTGGTAATGAAAATATTAGAACACAATCACAAACTTATTATGTAGACGGAGTACTTCAACTGGCATCTGCTGGTGAACCTGAATTAGCATATTGGACAAAAGCCAAACAAATTATAGATTTATATATTTTCACAGGATTAGCATACGGCACAATTAATGGAGATGGATTATCACAAAACTCCACAGGATCAAATGCAGAAACAAATGGTAAAACATCATTTGCGGCAAACATGGCTGTGATCGATAATGTTGTGGATAACGGCATTTTAAATTTACCAGCACTATCAAGTTCCGTGTATGCGTTTGCCAATTTTACTTATGACAGTGCTCTATGTGAAAGAGACATGGGCTATAACATTGATGGTATATTAACAGACATAAGATATGGTGGAAATCAACAATCAAGATTTAATGCATCAACTTATTGGGTTGGTACAGTATCAGTTTTGAGTGGTGACAAACAACCTGAATTACAGGTAAAAAATGAAATAAAAAATATCATTAATAATTATGTGATACCAGGTGTTGCTTTTACGTCAAAACAATCACCGGTGGTAACACAACAAACAATATTAGGTACACCAGGTGAAGCAGGAGCCACTGCAAGAGTGACTACTTTGTTTGGAATAATTACAGATGTAATTGAAAACGGATTAGATAATTTACCAACACAGATCAACAATGGAATTTCAAGTGTAAAAATTCCTGAAAGAGTGGAATTAGCAGAACTATTATTGATCACAAATGCTACATCGAATGCAGTTTTATACACATTCAATGATCCAGCAAAAGGCGCCACAACTTTTTACAGAAGAGAATTTACTACAAACACATCAAACCCAACAGCATTTGTTGATCCAGATTTTCCTAAAGCATTTCATGGCAATGACACAATCACAACAATATTTTTAAATGCAGATACATCTGCAGATGATGTAACAGACCAATTACAAATTTTTGTTGAAGATGATGAAATAAGAACTCGTCCATATGACTTTGGAACAGATGCAATTGAAAGAATGAGAGTTGCACAACCTGAGTCAATGCTTGACGCTGACTTTGAATATGGTCTTCAGCCAACCAAGTGGCAAGCAATTGCGACACAAAGAGGTTATCCTTCAATTTATGAAGTTCCAGGAACTGACTATGATTTAGCGTCAGTGGCATCAGATGCTTCAGCAGGAACATCAGGTATTGGTTCATCTTTGATCACAATAACAACAATTGGACCACATGGTTTTGAGCCTGGACAACCGTTTACAATAACAGGATTTGATAACTCAGTTGCAGGTGCAAGTAGAGCCGCAGGTTCGTTTGTGGTTAACACAGTGCCATCATCAACAGTTTTTAACTATTATGGAAAAGCAAAAGTTGGAACAGTAAATCCTACAACAATTTCTACAAATTTCACTCAGTTGAGAAAAGGTGATTTTTACACAGGTGCATCAATTGGATTTCCGTCATTCAGTATACAATCAAATGGATCATCAGGAAATTTTGTAACCAGTTTAGCAACACTATCAGGTTCTACAATTTTACCGTACACAGGTGTTCAACCTGAAATAGGAGCACCACTTACAGGAACAGGAATTCAGACAGGTACACAGATTACAGCAGTTAATGGAACTGGTGGAGCATTAGCATCTCCCACAGTGACAGGAGATTATTCATCAGGTGCAACATCAATTACTGTGGCAGATTCTGCAGGAATTATTCAAAACTCTGTGATTGACAGAGGTGACGGATTTGCAGTAACAATTATCAATGTTGTAGGAAACGAATTAACATTGAGTGCACCATTAAATCAAAACTTGATTGGTGATGTTACTCAGTACACAAATTTAGCAGGTGTAAATTACACTCCAGCAGGACAGTTGGGAAGATTCGACATATTCAGAGTTGGTGGAGCATACTCTGTATCATTAGTGACTAATGGACAAGTAGGTACAGGACAAGATTATGCTGTAGGTGATGTTGTTGTTGTAAGTGGTACTATTTTAGGCGGAGCAACACCAGCCAATGATGCTTTTGTAACTGTAGAATCAGTAGACACTGGCGGAGAAATTTTAACAGCATCCATCACAGGTACATCATTCACAGGCGAAGGCACAGCATCAGCAGTGTCACCAGTGTTCCAAGGTGGTGCAGGAACAGGTGCTCAAATAAATGTAACAAAAAATGCATCAACATACACAGTGGCATTGAACAGTCCTTCATACACAGACGTGGCTACATCAGCATACGCAGGAGGATCTGGTATTGGTGCAATTTTTGATATAGATGTAGACGGAGCGACATACACTGTAACAGTTGACACAGCAGGAACAGGATACATTGCCAACGATGTTATAAGAATAGCAGGTTCTACATTTGGTGGAACAGGCACAAATAATTTAGACATCAGAGTAACTGCTGTAGGCGGTTCAGGAGAAATTCAAACAATCAATGTGGCAGGAACAGCACCAGATCAAACGGTGAATTATGTTTCACCAACATACACAACAGCAAGTGCTGGAGGTGTAACAGCAAACTTCACAGTAACTAGAACAGGCACGGCATACTCTGCTGTGGTAACAACAATTGGTTCAGGATATTCAGGGGCAGAAACTCTTGTGTTTGCAGGAACACAACTTGGCGGAGCAACACCAGCCAATGATGCAACATTAACTATTGGATCTGTTGATGGTAATGGTGGAATTTTAACTTTCACAATAGCAGGAACATCAGTAAACACACAAACATATCCAAATCAAAACACAGGTTCAAACATTGTAGGATCAAATGCTAGTTTTGATGTGGCAATTTCAGGAACTGGTTACACAGTAACTTTAAACACTGCTGGTGACAACTACGGTGTTGGACAAACACTTACAATTCTAGGAACAAGTTTAGGTGGAGCAACACCAACCAATGATGTGTCAATCGCAATTGATACAGTTACAGGCGCAGGTGCCAGTGCAATTGCAACAATTACAGCAACAGGTACAGCGGCATTGGAAGGTACATCAGGATACGCAATAGGAGATCAATTGTTTGTTAGTGGATCTGACTTAGGCGGAGCAACACCAACCAATGATGCATATGTGTCGATTGCAACAGTTAATGGCAATGGCGGAATTACAAGTTTAGCAATCAGTGGAACACGCACAGATGCCAATGTAGATTACACATCAGTAACTTGGAGCACTACAGGCTCAGGAACAGGTGCAGTGATTGACATTAACAGAACAGGTACAACATACACAGCAACATTCACAAACACTGGTGCCTCATTTGCAGGATCAGACACAATTACAGTTTTAGGAACAGCACTGGGTGGATTAACGCCAGCCAATGATGTAACAATCGCAGTTGATACAGTTACAGGAGGTGCAATAGCCACGTACACTGTGACAGGAACAGCAGTGAATACTCAAACATTCACAAATGTAAACAAATCAAACAGAACACCTTCAGGATTATTAATGAACGTGACACTGAATTCAGGTACATACACATTGGCAGTTGCTAATGGTGGTAGCGGACATGCACCAGACCAAGTATTCAAAATATTAGGTACATCGGTTTTTGGATCTTCTCCTACAAATGATTTAACATTCACAATTGCAGGTATAGATGCTGTGTCAACAGGTTCAGTTACTTCTGTATCAGGAGCAACAGGAACAGCAAACACAGGAACAGGTAATGCATTAAATGTTGCAGGCACAAACAGAACTCCAATAGGAGTTGGTGCTCAATTCAGTATCACAAGAACTAATGATACAGATTCATCAACTGCTTACACAGAATGCCAAGTGATTCAAGAAGGTTCAGACTATGGTGTGGGTGATAAAGTTATAATTTCAGGATCAAGTTTAGGCGGAACAACACCAGCCAATGACGTAACTGTTCAAATACAATCAGTATCTTCATTTGGTGGTGCATTATCTAATACACACTCAGGAACAGCAGTTGGAGGAACAGGATTAAGTGTTTATTCATCAGTAACCATTTCAGATCCAGTTTCACAAGCAATTCCATTAAGTTCAACAATTTCTTATTCAGCATTGGCAACAATGAGAGTTAATTTCACAACACCACATGGACTTGTTCCAGGTAATGCATTCTTGGTTGTAATACAATCAGATGACGGTTCAAACAATCACATACTTGCATCAGGACCGTTCTTGGCAACTTCTATTCCATCTACAACAAGTTTAACATATCAAGTGAGATCACCAGGCGCTATTACAGATGCTGGTTGGCAAGGATCGATATATGGTAGACCAGATTCATTCTTTGTACACAGACCATTCGATGGTGGTGTTCAATTAGGAACAGGTGGTCCGGCACACGGTGCTCAAGCAATACGTCAATCTAAAAAATATATTAGATATCAATCAGGTAAAGGTTGTATGTACACAACTGGTGCTCTATTTGCTCCAAGTTATGACATTCTAAACATTACTGCTGATGGAATTAATGCAGGTTCAACAATATCAGTAACAACAGATGATGTTGACCACAACTTACAAGTTGGTGCTGTTGTGAGATTAGTAGGTGTAGCAACATCAGGGTATGATGGACAATACACAATAACGGCAGTTACAAATGAAAGAACATTCACAGTGATTGCACAAATCACTTTGGGAGGAACAACTCCTGAATTTACAGATCAACCACAAGTATCATTGTATCAATGGAATGGTGCAACAGTTAGATCAGGTATATTTGATGATCAAAACGGAATTTTCTGGGAGTATGATGGACAAAACACAAATGCTGTACAAAGAACTGCCACAAGACAATTGGCTGGTACAGTCACAGTTACACCTAATTCAAATGCTGTAACAGGTGTGGGAACAAGATTTAGAGAACAAATTAAAGCAGGTGACAGAGTTGTAGTCAGAGGTATGACACACGTGGTATCAAGTGTTACAGATAACACAACGATGAGTATTACTCCAGATTACAGAGGTGTTAACATATCAGCAGGTGTTAAAATGTGTGCTGTGGTTGATAAAAAAGCAAAACAATCAGAATTTAACAAAGACGTGTTGGACGGAACAGGACCAAGTGGATACAACTGGGACGTGTCTAAAATGCAGATGATTGGGATACAATTTTCATGGTATGGTGCTGGGTTTATTGACTGGATGACTAGAGGTCAAAAAGGTAATTTCATATTTGTTCACAGAATGAGAAACTCAAACGTAAACACAGAAGCATTTATGAGAACAGGTAACCAACCTGTGCGTTATGAAGTAACCAACGAAGGACCAGGTGCAAAATTAATTGAAAATATGGATTCAACACAAACCACACTTACTGTGGAAGATGCTTCATTCTTACCGCAAACAGGTGGTACAGTTTATATTGATAACGAAGTTATAACATTTACAGGTATTACAGGCGACACATTAACAGGATGTACAAGAGCGGCACAACTTACAAACTTTGCGGCAGGTGCCACAAGAAATTATTCAGCAGGTGCGGCGGCGGCTCACTTCAGAAACACTGGAGTTGTGTTGATATCCAACACAGCATCTCCGATCATATCACACTGGGGTTCAGCATATCTAACAGATGGTAATTTTGATGAAGACAGAGGATACCTATTCAGTTACTCAGGTACTGGATTAAATCTATCCACAATTAGACAAACAGTATTCTTAATGAGACTGGCTCCTTCAGTATCCAATGCCTTAACTGGTGATTTGGGAGACAGAGACTTATTGAACAGAGCCCAGTTGCTACTAGATGGTATTGAAATTACTACAGAACCAATCTCAGGTGGTGGTACACAAGGTCAGTTGGTTATTCAGGGAATTATTAACCCACAAAACTATCCAATTGATCCAGCAGATATAGGTTGGACAGGACTGCAAGGAACAGCACAAGGTGGACAACCAAGTTTTGCGGAGATTGCTCCGGGTGGTTCAGTTAACTGGAACGGTGGTGCTAGTACTACACAAGCAACAGCAACCACTCAAGCAGAAATGACATCTACATCCAATCACTGGTTTAACCTAGGTGGTAACAGAGATTATGCTTACTTCTTGGAAGCAGAATGGGAAAACAAAGGACATGTGGTGGGTATGCGTGTTACTTCTGCTCAATTCCCTTCCAACACTGTGGTAACACAGATTCAGAATAATGGATCTTACTATTTTGTGAGATTTTCAAATAGACACACAGGTATATCGGGCGGACAGGCTGTAACTTTTGCATACGGTGGTGATCAACTAAACAGTAACTTCTTGTTCTTTGATCCAACATCATGGGAAGCCGCTGGTGCTGTGAGTGGTACAGAAGTTGACACAGCAACAACAACTGAATTTCCACCAGGATCAACTGTGCAAAGTGTACAGGCTAAAACTGTATTTGGATCAACTGAATATTATAGAGTTGATTTTAACCAATCATTTACTGGCACAATTGCCGCGGCAAGTGACGTATCATTTTCTTTTGGACAACCTCCTTATGCACAACCTGGAGAAACTATTTTCTCTTTCGTTGCACAACCTGGAGAAAGAGCGACATTAGGATTAGACAAAATCAAAGCATTAACCAACACCACTTTGGGTGGTAGAGGTACGTTCCCGAATGGTCCAGACGTGTTGGCCATCAACGTATTTAGAACTGCTGGTACAGGTAATGTATCATCTACAATTACGTTACGTTGGTCTGAAGCACAGGCTTAATGGACCAACAGATCAAACATATATGCGAGACGTGTGGGTGTGAACAACACTGCAAAAAATCGTGTGGAGAATGTCTAGATTGTCCAGACTGTGGTTGTAAGGAATGTATTAACAAAGACTGATAAGATGAATTATAATAGGCTTCGTGTACTGGAAAGAGAAAACCCACACAAAGAACCTGAACGATGTTTTGTTTTACAAAAATTAATTAAAAAACACAATTTAAAAAAAGGCGCTGAACTAGGAGTTAGAAGCGGCGAACTTTATTATTTTTTATTATCTCATTGTCCTGAACTTACCCTGATTGGTGTAGATTTGTACGAAAGTCAACCAAATGGAAGTACTGATCCTCAACGAAAAAGAACATATGATCAACCTCATATGGGGTTTAGTTATGATCACTCACTGTATTACAATTTCATAAAAGAGTTACAAAATGAATTTGGAACAAGAGCTCAATTTATAAAAGATTGGACTTCAAATGCGTCTTTATTAATTGAAGATAATTCATTAGATTTTGTGTTTTTAGATGCTGATCATGGATTTGATGGATGTTCGCAAGATATTGAAAAATGGACACCAAAAGTTAAATCTGGTGGATTTATAACAGGACACGACTTCTGGTTGTCAGGAGTAAAAAAAGCAGTACAAAAATATTTTGGCAACGATTATAAGAAACACCCAGATCACGTCTGGATACATCAAAAAAAATAAATTATTTTTCTTCTATTTTTTGTGAATCGCCAGGAATGATTCTATAATTGTCTTCTGGATCGTCAGCAGTGCTCACTTCAGTGATGCTACCTCGATCAGTTAAACATTGAACTTGATGTGGCATTAGAGGTAAATTTCTCCATGTTTCACCTTCTTTAAGTTCTTTTGTTAACAGAGATGCAGTTTGAGTATCTATCCAACTTAAAAGGAATTTTCCTTCGTTCACAAACCAAGTTTCATCTTTGGTTTTGTGAAAATGCATTGAGAATTTAGCACCTTTGCGTTCAAACACCATGATTTTTCCACAGTACTTGTCATTGGAAGCCCAAATTAATTCGTATCCCCAACCTTTATCTACTTTTCCTTCTTTATTAATCATTTAAATATTGCTCAACTGTTTTATAATTTATTGTAACATTTTTATTTAATTCAGTTAAATCTGCACAGGTGTAAGACTGATATTGTCCTGTGAGTTGTTGAGGCATTGGTATTGTTTGTATTTTGGCATTGTATTTTTTAGCCACAGAATCTGCTACACTTTGAAATGATGTTGCTGTGCCTGTGCCAACATTGTAAATACCGCTTACATCGTGTTGTAGCATTTGACAGTGTACGTTACACACATCATCCACACACACAAAATCTCTAAGATATTGATCACTATTTTCGAATAATTTTATTATGCCACTTTCTTTTGCTTGTTTTGAAAATTTAGTTACTGGAGATGCTTGATCTCCTTTGTGTTCTTCATGATCTCCATACACATTAAAATATCTAAATCCTTGAACTAATATTTTAAATTCTCCCATGGCTTGTTGAACAAATCTATCAAACAAATACTTGCTCCAAGCATAGGGTGATTGAGGATATATTGGTCCGTTTTCTACAAAACTGTTTGTGTTACCATACACACTGGCAGAACTAGAATATTGAAAATTTACTCCCATTGTGTCACACATTTGTAATAATTTTAAACTGTATTCATAGTTTTGATCCATGATTAATTCTACATTTCTTTCTGTTGTAGAACTAATTGCTCCAAGGTGTATTACCCAATCATACATACTGGGATCAGGAAAACTATTCATTGCATATTCAAATTTTGTTACTTCGTGGTTCATACTATCTAGATGTTTGCACAAATTTTTTCCTATAAATCCTTCAGCACCCGTTACACAAATTTTCATATCTTACACCATAGTTTATTAATTGATTCTGATCCTTGTGGCGAAATAGGTTTTAATAATTGATTATTCCAATCAGCAACGAAATTAATATTAATATTAACTCTACATCTTTCATCAGAACAAGTACTTCCGGTGTGTTCCATGTGGCTGGGGAATATTACCATGGAGTTAGCAACACTTGGAACTTTATCGCCATCTTTAAATTCTGTAAAACCATTGTTGGTGTTACAATAAAATATTGCTGTATAACTCAGTGGCACACTTACGTCACAGTGCATGCCGTGAGTCACAATTGTTTCTCTTCCAGGTATATTGTTTGCTTTTACTCTTAAAAAAGTGTGAGGTTGAAGCACAGCAAAAATAGGAAAACACATGTTCCATATTTCAGGACTTGTGGCTATGTTACTGTTTTCGTGAAATTTATGCACAAACTGTATTTGATATTTTTCTTCTGTATTGGATTGATGTGAATGTACAACATGGTTTTGATAAAACCAAGGAAATTTATCACTCATGATTATATCCGTTAACTGTTTAAAATGTTCATCACTTAAAACATTTTTTAATGTTATTTTGTTATTTTTTATCTGTTGTTCCATTAACTTTGTTTAATAAATTTGTTGTTGAAAAACCTTTGACAGTTGGAAAAATTTTCACATCTGCCATTTCATTACCTACAGTGGTTTCCACACTGTAATCTCCACCTTTAACTATAACATCAGGTGTATATTTTTTAATTGATTCTAGTGGTGTATCTTCATTGAACACAACAACCTGATCTACCCAAGGCAACTCCATTAATTGTTGTTGTCTTGCTGACATACTATTGTAAGGACGGTCATTGCCTTTTAGTCTTTTAACACTATCATCTGAATTAATACCTACAATCAATTTGTCTCCTTGATTTTTGGCAAATTTTAATAATTCTAAATGTCCTTGATGTAAAATATCAAAAACTCCATTAGTCCAAACTATTGTGTCTTCTATATCACTAATCTTAACAACAGTGACGCCTCTGTGTTGTACAACACTACTTGCACCTTTTAAAGCAAGAGAACAAGCATCTGTCATACTATGTCCTTGTTCAACATATTTTACAATAATTGCTAACACTGTATCTCCTGCACCACTGACGTCTGCCAATTCAACAGCGTCACCAGTGATGTGTTTGTATTCATTATTGCCAACAACATGAATGCCGTTGCCTCCATCAGTTACAACCAACCAATTCCAATTGAATTGAGTTCTGTATTGATCAGCATTTTCAGGATTAAATTTTCCAAACCATTGTTCATACTCTTTCATATTAGGCTTAACCAGATATGCATCTTTATAGCAGTCAGGATTTTGTTTGGGATCTACATAAACTCTTTTTACCAAATGAACAATATCACTCACAAGGGTGTTAGTAATTACACCTTTGTTGTAATCACTCACTAAAACAACATCATCCTTTTGTAAATTTTTTAATAAATTTTGTTTGGGCTGAGATTCGGTGTATGGTTCTTCACGATCCAGTCTTAATAGGTGCTGTCCGTCTGGTCCAATCATACGTGTTTTCACAGTGCTGGTTACAGCATCATTACTGATGTATGATGTGATATTGTTTTTAAGCAGTATTTCTTGTATTCTGTGACCTGGGGCATCGTTGCCCACCGAACTGTAAAGATGTGTGTCTACGCCGAGATTTGATAGGTTTAAAGCGAGATTTCCTGCTCCTCCTATGTTGTAATTTCGAGAGTTTTCTTTCAGTACAAGAGTGGATGCTTCTGGAGATACTTTGGTACAATCACCCTGTACCCAAACGTCCAACATTACATCTCCAATTATTTTCATTTGATCAATTTTAACATTTTAAACACAGTATCCAATTTAATTTGATTCGTTTTATTTTGGAATGTTTTACGTAATCCTTGGTGTAATGGCTTGGGCCAGTTACCAAAAGTTACCCATGCATATCCATCATGTTCTGTGTTTAATATTGGAATAAATTCTTTTTCTACCACACACAAATAAGTATGATACAAAAAATTTTCATCATTGCTGACGAATGTTTCCATTGGAATAGTTTTTTTAATTGATTGTTCGCCTATTTCTTCTTTAATTTCTCTTTGAAGACCGTCCCATAAATTTTTATCTGAAGTTGTAGTACCACCGACCAATCCCCAAACATTATTTTGTTTACTTTGAGTTCTGTGTAGTAATAAAAATCTTTTTGTATCTAGTGTATAGAAGAGTGCTCCACACCCTACAATTTTACTGTTCATACAATTAATTATGTGACTAAGAGATCTTCCAAGTGCCTTTACGATATTCACCTTCGAAAGACAACAACCATTCTGTACCATTCCATTTATACTGTACACCAGTGTTTAAATTGGTAACAAATGATTCTGTGAAATTGGCAACGGTGCTAGGATTAGCACTGGCATCAAAAATGACTTGCCAATTTGTTCCGTTCCATTCCACAATGTCATTGGCTCCTGCAACTAAATCTATATTGCTGTCACCTTTCCATGCATCTGCTCCGTCTTCGTTGTTGGAATCGCCAATGCCTTTCAATAATAGTAATCTTTTACCATTTTGTTTCACACTGGATGGATCAAACGATGCAGGATCAACAATAAAATCTACTGAACCACTGGTCGTAACTGGTCCAACAATAACAGTGTCAGTTGGAATTGTGTCTTCATCCCAATCAATTAAAAGTTGGTGTGGATTTGCTTCATTCACTGCCACAGTACCAACCACTTGAGCATCAATACCTTGTCTATTTAAATAAATTTTGCTCAATCCATTTTTATAGTTTGGTATGGTTAACACATTGCCTGTCCATACTTCTCCACCTATAACACCTTTAGTTATAATTTGAGCAACACTGTTCAACACATATATGTCAACATTGATACCTGTTGTGCCTTGCACAGAATCTGTATCTTTTCTTATTGCTCGTCCTTTATCATCTAACTTGATGCTGTTTTCATATCCATCTTGATATGCTTTTAATTCAGGCATTGTTTGACTTAGATCTATATTACCTGATTGTTCGTTAAAAATACTTGTAATAATATGAGTAATCACTCCTAATTTTTTTACTTTTGTTGGTGGTGATATGAATATTGGTGTCGTGAATCCCAGTGTGGCAACATCAACTTCTGATTCTGTACCTAATGGAATTGTTCTTGATGAAAAATTAATATTTGACAATTCGACAACACTTAAACTGGTCCAGTCAATATAGTTGTCTGTGGTTTGAATTTCAAGTGATGGATTAAACAACATCATTATTTGTTCCATTATTTGTAACTTTTGTTCTGTGTTTGATGTCCAAATATCTGCATTCATTGTTAATGTGTAAGGCGTTGGCATCAATCTTTCAACAGTGACATTTTTGCCTTGTGTGTTTAGATATTCATTATTGTTGGCATCGTATGCTCTTTCTCTAACGTGTACTTTAGAAATAAAAGATGCATCTGCTAATCTGTTTCTATCCATTTCTAATCCAGTAACATATATTCCCATTCTTGGCACTGAAGGTAATTTGTTTTCTGAATTATCTCTTATGATATGTCCAACTTGTCTGCTGATATCTCCGTACATAACCGGTATAGTTTTTAATCCATCACTACCGTCTTTGTAAGAAAAATTACTCAGTAATCTAATAATTTGAGTAATGTATCTTCTAATCTGTCCGTCGTAAAAATGTTGCATTAACTATCCGCCTTTGGTTTCAGTGCTGTAGATAAACTTTGTCTTTCAGTTACTGATTCACCAGCAATTGTTGAAGTTTTAGTATTATTAACAAATGTTCCTTTTTGAGTACTTCTTGTGTCAGTGTTAGTTAGTGTCATACGCACATTGTCTTCCATTTTCACCCAACGTCCGCCATCGCTTCTAAATAATCTATTAGGTAAGAAATCTGTGCGTAAAAAATAATCTCCTTTGTCTGACTGTGCTGGAAAACTTATACCAAAGCCAAACTGTTCACCATTGGGTGCAATTCCATCTCCTAACAAATATCCATTGTAACCTTCTTTAGACGGAGTTTGGGTTACCCTGTCTGCTAAAGTATTTTGTGTTGATGTGTCCAATGTCGATGTATCAGTTGTGACTAATTCTGGTTTTCCTTGACTATCTACTTGTAAAGTATAAAAATGTGCTATGTCGTATCCTGACTTGGGTGCATCTGCTTCTGCTTGTTGAATCACAGCATTATTAATTTGCATTTCTTGTTCATATGTAGACAGTACGTCTCTTAATGTTTGTCCTGTACCTGCTCCTGCATCCTTGTCTAATATCTCTTTAAATTCTTGTGAGTCGTATATCTGTTTTAATTTAACTCTGTAAAGGTGTGGATACCAAGTTTGACTAAATCCTTCTGCCGCTCTACTAATATCTTCCACAACATAAAATCTTTTAAGTGCTACATTGAAATCATTCAGTGCATATTCGTCTTTCAGATGAGGTAATTCAAACACATCACCCGGCATAACTTTTCTGCCCAATGTTTTAACACTGCTGGTGATAGGAATTGTCATAAACAATGTGTCGTTTTGTAAGAACAATCCAAATTGACTCATGTCAAAGTCAATATCTTGCACATTGTATATGCCTCTTAAACTGTACACATCTGTGTCGTATTTTCTGTCTCTATTTTCTAGAAATAACATATCTTGTATGTTGGTTTCTTTCACAGCATTGTATCTTGGCTGGCTTGGAGTGGCATCTGCTTCGTCTGTATTCTTAGGTCCTAGGTATTTGTGTACAAAAACATCGGTACCGCCCACAGTGAACATTTCCACCACGGTGTTGTCTAAGAATGTGTAGTCATTTCCCTTTTCTGGTTTATAAAGACTTAATCTTGGCATATACATATATTTATCGGACGATAAATATGTATAAGGAAAACTGTATGAGCGATTTAACAACACAGAAACAAGAAGTATATGACTATGTTTATACCAGCCTAGGTGGCGGTATGGTAGACGTAGAATTAGACCCTAATCACTACGAAACAGCCCTAACAGATGCATTAGATAGATTCCGTCAAAGATCGGACAACTCTGTGGAAGAAAGTTACATGTTTTTGCCTCTAGTACAGGATCAAAACGATTACACACTTCCAAATGAAGTGATAGAAGTAAGACAAATCTACAGAAGATCGATAGGCTCAAGATCAGGTGGAGGCGATGGTGGTACATTGTTCGAACCATTCAACCTAGCATACACAAACACTTATCTATTAGCAAGTTCCAACATGGGCGGTGTTGCAACTTATGATATGTTTGCTCAATACCAAGAATTAGTAGGAAGAATGTTTGGTTCTTTTATAGAATTTAAATGGAACACAACAACCAAAAAATTAACGATACTTCAAAGACCAAGACAAGGCGAAGAAGTGTTATTAGAGGCTTACAATTACAGACCAGATTCGGAATTGCTTAAAGATTATTTGGCAAAAAAATGGTTAAAAGATTACACACTTGCAAAATGTAAGTATATGCTGGGTGAAGCAAGAAGTAAATTTAACACAATAGCAGGTCCACAAGGCGGAACATCACTGAATGGTGATGCTTTAAAACAAGAAGCCATAGCAGAAATGGAAAGACTTGAAATAGAAGTTAAAACACAAACTAGCGGTGGTCAAGGATATTCATTCGCAATTGGTTAAGTCTTAGTTGACAATTTACTAAACATATAGTAATATACACTATATGAAACATCATCTTACTCCTTTATTTTCGGTACCGTTATATCAAACAGTTTTGGATCCCTTAGATCCTATTGAAGAATCATGGATTAAAAATTTAGAATTTCCTTCACAAAGTGTTGGGCTGTACAAAGCAGAAAACGAAGAACCAAAAAATGCAGGAATGCAAGTGTTGAATCAACCTCAATTAAAAAATCTTAGACAACAGATATTAAAAGTGATGAAACATTTTGTTAGCGATGTATTAGATATTGAACAAGATTTTGAACTGACAACAAGTTGGGTAAACAAAAATGGAAAAGGTGATCATATTATTCAACATTCACACCCAAATGCAATGATCAGTGGAGTGTATTATGTTGAAAGTGATGACACATCTGCTCCGATCATATTTAACAAGCCTTATTTTTACACAAATCTTTTTCACGACACAGTCAAACCAACTTTTAAAAATAAAAATAATAATCAATTCAATTTAGACTATTACGGTTTAAAGCCTAAAAAAAATGATCTGTATATGTTTCCATCTTGGTTGGAACACACAGTGCCGCCGCAAGATGCAGACAAAGATAGATTAAGTCTAGCATTTAATTTCTTTGTTAAAGGCAAGGTAGGAGTAGGAACAACACAATTACAATTATGATTATAGGAATATGCGGACTGATAGGTTCAGGCAAAGATACCATCGCTGATTTTTTAGTAAAAGAAAAGAACTTTCAAAAATTATCATTTGCTGACAAATTAAAAGACAGTGTGGCTGAAATGTTTGATTGGGATAGACAACTGTTGGACGGAAAAACAGATGAAAGTAGAGCATGGCGTGAAAAATCTGATGAATTTTGGAGCAAAGAAATGGGTAAAGATATTACTCCCAGACATGTGCTTCAAGTGTTTGGCACAGAATGTATGCGTGATGGGTTTTATAATGGTGTGTGGGTAAGTTTAGCAAAAAAGAAAGTTTTAGATAATCCAAACATCAACTGGGTAATACCCGATGTGCGTTTTGAAAATGAAGCCACAATGATTAAAGAAATTAACGGAGAAGTATGGTGGGTAAAAAGAGGACAACTGCCATTATGGTTTAAAATGTATCAGGACATTGGAAAAGAACCCAAAGATGTACATCCTTCTGAATGGGCATGGGCAAACACAAATTTTAATACAGAATTATCTAATAATGGCACCATTGCTGAACTTAAAAATCAGGTACAAGATCGCCTTGTTGCCAACGGATTCCTTCAAGGTGCAACGATCTCTGGCAGTTAGCACACACTGTTTTTAAATTATTAAACTTACAATTATTAAGATTACTGTCCACATGAAACACGTTAAATTGTTGTTTATACTTGCTGGAGTGTCCACATTTATCACACTTTGTTTTAGTTCTATATCCAGCAATATACCATTTGGGTTGATAACCGCTGGGTCCTCCATGCTTCAAACACATCTCACATTGCTTTCTATAATAAGTCTTATTGCCTTTTTTATAGTTCACAGCACAAGGTCTTTGGTTACATTTAGTGCATAATGGTCTCATACGAATGTATTTACCTGCCCTTTTTAACCCCTTTTTTAATAACACTTAATACGGCTTGATTTGACACATTGTCATAAATACTAGCAATATAAAGTTTTACACTTTAATAGGAGATAAAAAGATGGCATTAGTTTCACCAGGAGTACAAGTTAGTGTAATAGACGAAAGTTTCTACACACCAGCAGAACCGGGCACAGTCCCTATGATTTTCGTTGCTTCGGCAACAGACAAAACAAGCAGTTCCGGAACAGGAATAGCACAAGGTACAACAGCCGCTAACGCAGGCAAAGTGTACTTGATGACTTCTCAAAGAGAATTAGCAGAAACATTTGGTGATCCAATATTTAAAACAGATGCCAATAATAATCCTATCAATGGTGGTGAAACAAACGAATACGGATTACAAGCGGCTTACAGTTATTTAGGTGTTGCCAACAGAGCATACGTTGTGAGAGCAGATGTTGATCTAGGTCAATTAGAAGCAACAGCAACAGCACCAGCGGCAAATCCAGAATCTGGAACTTATTGGTTTGACACAGCAGTTTCAAAATTTGGAATATTTGAATGGAATAGTGCTTCAGCATCAACAACAGGTGGACAAACTTTTAGCAACAAAATTCCTCACGTAATTACAAGTGCAACACTTTTAAATGCAGGTGTTCCAAAAACTTCATTTGGACAAGCAGGTGATTATGCAATCGTGGCAACAACAGATGCCAACGAAATGTTTTACAAAAAATACGATGGTAGTTGGGTAGGCGTAGGTTCAACGGCTTGGGTTGCATCAAATCCAACTGTGTTAGGATCAACAGCAACAGCAGGTTACACAGGAACTATTGGTTCAGGAACAACTTTCACAATCACTATTAACGGTGGTGCAACAACAATCACAACATCAGGTACAACAGCAACAGCAGTGGCTTCAGATATTTCAGGTGCAGGTGTTTCAGGTTTATCAGCAAGAGTAGTAGGCGGAATATTAGCAATCTATTATGATGGATCTAATGACCAAGACATTCAACTTGGATCAGGTACATTAGACATAGCAATAGGTTTAGGTATTGCAACAGGAACATATTACGTTCCAAAACTAACAACTGCCCCACACACTTCTGTACCAGCATACAAAACTGGTGACGCAGAATCAAGACCAACAGGTTCTTTATGGGTTAAAACAACAACACCTAACTCAGGTGCGAAATGGTCAGTTAAAAAATTCAACGGTACAACAAAGTTATGGGAAGACATAACAGCACCAATTTATTCAGATGCCGAAACAGCTCTATACAATCTAGATAGAACAGGTGGTGGAGTAAATCTTGCTGTAGGCAATTTATACATTGACCATTACACTGGAACAAATGCTCTAGAGCAAACAATTTTTAGAAGAGAATCTACAGGTTCAACAAAAATCACAGGTACAGCAATCACATCAGGTATCACAGCAGGTAGCAAAACATTTACTATTGCTGAATCAATTGTAGGACAACTAGCATTGAACTCAGCAGTAACAGTTAGTGTAACTCCAACAGGAGCGGCAACTGATGCTGATTTAATAGCAGGTGCTATTAACGGTTCAGGATTCACAAACATTGTGGCAAGTGTTGATTCACAGAACAGAGTTTCAATCGAACACAACGACGGTGGAGAATTTGACATTGTTGACACAAGCGGTACTTTGGGTGAAGCAGGTTTCACTGGTTACAACTATGTTACCAAGGCAGGTACAGCAAACTTGTACACAACAAGCACTGGATTCAGAGCAAGTAACTGGAAAATTTTATCATACACAGCAAGTGCCACAGCAGTTACAACAACTGCGGCAAATGGACAATTATGGTACTCATCAATTGTTGATGAAGTAGACATAATGTATCACAACGGTACAGACTGGAAAGGTTACTCAGCAGTATCAAGTTCAGATCCAGCAGGTCCACAAGTTAAATCAACTGCTCCAACTACACAATCAGATGGAACAGCACTTGTTGAAGGCGACTTATGGATTTCAACAGCAGACTTAGAAAATTATCCAACAATTTACAAATGGAATGCAACTTCGTTAAAATGGATTCTAGTTGACAAAACAGATCAAACAACAGAAAATGGAATTCTATTTGCTGATGCTAGATACGGTACAACAGGTGGTACGGCAACAGTTGCACCAACAGGTACTATTGTAGAATTATTAGCAAGTGACTTCTTAGACACTGATGCTCCAGATCCAGCACTATATCCAAAAGGTATGTTGTTATGGAACACAAGACGTTCAGGTTTCAATGTTAAGAAATTTACAAGAAATTATGTTGATGTTACAGCAAACAACACAAGAGGTTCAGACAGCGGCAGTTCAATGGCGGCTTACTATCCACACAGATGGACAACTGAATCGGCTAACCAAGTAGATGGTTCAGGATCATTTGGTAGAATAGCACAGAAAAAAGTTGTTGTACAATCATTACAAGCAATGTTAAATTCTAATCAAGAAATCAGAGATGATGAGTCTAGATTGTTTAACATTATGGCAACACCAGGTTATCCAGAATTGATTGGCGAAATGATTTCGTTAAACAATGACAGAGGCTTGTCAGCATTTATAGTTGGTGACTCACCAATGAGATTAACACCAGATGCAACAAGTTTACAAAATTGGGCATCAAATGTTAACCTAGCAGTGGAAGACAATGATAACGGACTTGTAAGCACAGACGAATATCTTGGAGTATTTTATCCATCAGGATTCACAAGTGATAACTTTGGAAACAATATAGTTGTTCCATCAAGTCACATGATGTTAAGAACTATTGCTTTAAGTGATCAAGTTTCTTTTCCATGGTTTGCTCCAGCAGGTACAAGACGTGGCGGAATCACAAACGCAAGTTCAACAGGTTACATTAGCAACGAAGGCGAATTTGTTTCAACAGCATTAAATGAAGGACAAAGAGATACATTGTATTCAAACAATGTTAACCCAATTACTTTCATAACAGGTGCTGGTTTAGTCAACTACGGACAAAAAACAAGATTTGCTGGAAGTTCTGCATTAGACAGAATTAACGTTGCTAGATTAGTAATTTACATGAGAAGTCAGTTAAACAAATTAGCGAGACCTTATGTTTTTGAGCCAAATGATAAAATTACAAGAGATGAAATCAAAGCTCAAGCAGAAAGTTTATTACTTGAACTAGTTGGTAACAGAGCGATTTATGACTTCTTGGTTGTGTGTGACGAATCAAACAACACACCTACTAGGATAGACAGAAACGAGTTGTACTTAGATATTGCTATTGAACCAGTCAAAGCAGTAGAGTTCATCTACGTACCATTAAGATTGAAAAATACTGGCGAAATAGCAGGATTATAATAGATAAATATTATAGGAGAAACAAATGAGTATATCTACACTATCAAAAATTACAGTACCTTTAGACAGTAACCAATCTGCTTCTAACCAAGGTCTGTTAATGCCAAAGTTACAGTATCGTTTTAGAGTATCACTAGAAAACTTTGGTGTATCTACACCAACTACTGAACTAACAAAGCAAGTTGTAGATATTACAAGACCTAATTTAAGTTTCGAAACAACTACTGTTGACGTGTATAACTCTAAAGTTTATCTAGCAGGTAAACACACATGGGAAACTGTTACACTTACATTAAGAGAAGATGTTAGCAACAACGTACAAAAACTTGTTGGCGAGCAACTACAGAAACAATTTGACTTCTTTGAAATGAGTGCGGCGGCATCAGGTGCTGATTACAAATTTGTTACTAGAATTGAAATATTAGATGGTGGTAACGGAGCAAACACTCCAAACACATTAGAAACATTTGAATTATACGGTTGCTATATTGAATCAGCAAACTATAATCAATTATCGTACAGTACAAGTGAACCAGTTACTGTAACGTTAGCATTAAGATACGACAATGCTATCCAAACTCCTCAAGGTTCGGGTGTAGGAACTGCTGTAGGCAGAACTGTAAACACTTTGATTACGGGTGGCGGAGCGTAATTTTCGTAAGCATTTATAAATTTAAAGTATCGAAAAGGGGACTTTTTAAGTCCCTTTTTTGGTTTTTAACACATCACTTTTTACAGCACATAAATACTGTACATGGCAAATTTACTCAAAGGTTTTTTAGACAATGTTCTTAAAGGAACACTCAATCCTAAAGGAAATCTAGCAGATTTCAGCCATGCTTCTAGACTGTATGTAGATGACAGTTTTAGATTAGCACCCAAGCAAAAATTTTTATACCATGTGGTTTTTAATATCAACCCAAAAGCGGCAATCACAGATCCGCCATTAAGTAATCATCAACGAGAATTGAACATGCTGGTGAAGGCGGTAGACTTACCACAATACACTGTGGATATGATTACTGCACAACAATACAACATAAAAAGAAAAATACAAACAAAAATTTCATATGATCCAATTAACATCACTTTTCATGACGACAACTATGGAGTAACAACTGCATTGTGGGAAACATATTATAGATACTATTTCAATGATGGAAATTATGCCAGTAAAGATACCCAAGGAAATCAATCCACTAGCACAGACAGAGCTTACAGTAAATCAAATGTATTAAAAGAGAAAAAAAATACCAAAAATAGATTTGGGTTAGATTCGGATGCTAATATTCCATTTTTTACAAGTATTCAAATTTATCAAATGGCAAGAAAAACTTACACTTGTTACACATTAGTAAATCCAATTATACAGAGATGGCAACACGATTCGATGAACAATCAAGAATCAGCACCAGTACAAAATCAGATGTCGGTTGAATATGAAGCAGTATTTTATTCTAGAGGTAAAGTACAAGCCAACGGTGCTCCTGCTGGCTTTGGAAAAGAACACTATGACAAAACTCCATCGCCTAACAGTTTATCAGGAGGAGGATCTACAAGTTTACTTGGAACTGGTGGCGTATTATCAGGATTGTTTGGAGCCAACGATGGCCCATACACATACATTGGTAGTCAACTAGGAGGAGGCAGACAAGGAATAACTCTTGGTTCAATAATTAGAACAGCCAATAGATTAAAAAATGCAAAAAAATTATCTAAAGAAGGATTACGTCAAGAAGGATTCAACATCTTAACAGGAGCAATAGGCAGAATAGGAAATACTGCTGACCAGGCTTATGGTGTGCCAAATACTTTTATAGGCAGAAGTGCTTCTAATATAGGTGCAGGCTTTAAGGCTATAACAAAAGCAGTAATAAGGAAATAAATGTCAAACATACCAAAACAAAACAATGATAGTGGTGCACCAGTAAAAGAATTTTTCAATGAATATTTCAATGACACTGTTGCTTTCCCTAGCAACGATGTTGATGCTGTTGTGGGTTATTTTGAATCAAGAGGCTTTGATAGAACTGCCAGCATATCTACAGCAACAGTGATATTACAACAAGCAAAAATAGACGGTGTTAAAGTTTTTGAATTAATAGATACTCTACAAGGTATGGACAAAGTACAATTAAGTTATATTGTTACTGAAATTTTAAATCATAACAGATCAAATACATCATCACTTGGTTATAAAGTTAAAACTGAAAACAGTCTTTCAGAAAAACGTAACATAGTAGTATAGTCCAATGGCGAAGTTCGCTCAAGGTAGATATCAAATAAAAAATCCAGACAAATATATTGGGGGACGAACTCCTTTATATAGAAGCAGTTGGGAATTTGCTTTTATGAAGTTTTGTGACGAAAGTCCTAGCATACAAAAATGGGCTAATGAATCTATAAGGATTCCTTACAAACATCCTATGACAGGAAAGTTTACTATATATGTTCCAGATTTTTTTATTGCCTACACAGACAAAAACGGAAGACCTCATGCAGAAGTAATAGAAATTAAACCTGAGAATCAAACATTAGTAGAAAAAGTTGGAAAGAACAGATACAATCAAGCACAATTGATTATCAATAAAGCCAAATGGAGCAGTGCTCAAATGTGGTGTAAGAACAAAGGATTCCGTTTCAGAGTGATCAACGAAAAAGATATCTTCCATGGCGGTAAAAGGTGAGTGTTCGTAAAATAAAAGAATGGGCGTGGCCCTTCATTAAAAACTTCCGTACTTACATAGACATTGGTGCTCTCGACGGTGACACATCTGCTCCATTTGTAAAAGATTTCAAAAAAGTGATAGCATTCGAACCCAGTCCTTTAACATTTCCAAAAATTCCAGACACAGTTGAAAAATACAATGTTGCTTTAGGCAATCAACATGAGATAAAAACACTTAAAATTCCTGGCGGAACTGGAAATCCTGTTCATGGTAGTCTTGTAAGATATGGTAAAGGTATCATCGAACACGAAGTTTCTGTAAAATGTTTAGACGATTACAATTTTGAAGACGTGGATTTTATAAAAATAGATGTGGAATGGTATGAATTAAAAGCATGTCAAGGTGCGGAAAACACAATTAAAAAATATATGCCTACCATAATGTTTGAAAACAAAAGAAATGAAGCAGATAACTGTATGAGATATTTGCAAACACTGGGATATCAAATCAAAAAGTACAAGTCAGAGACCATAGCCTACACTAAATAAAAATACATATATTATGACCAAAAAATTAGAAGAACTGCTCAACCTTCCAGAATCACAAGAGATAGTGAAAGAAGAACAAGAAAAAGCACAGGCAGAAGATAAAAAAACAGAAAAGAAAAGCAAAAGTATTGAACAACAACAAACCACAATGCGAGACATTGCCGAGTTTGACAAAATTGCGGCGGCATTACCAAAAGTTGATGGCTTAGGAGAATTAGGAGATTCAGAACTGGATGATGTTGGCACACGTGCTATCACTGCCTATGAAGATCTCATGGATTTGGGTATGAATGTGGAGAGTAGATATTCTGCTCGTATATTTGAAGTGGCAGGCAATATGTTAAAGACCACATTGGATGCCAAGGTAGCGAAAATAGATAAAAAATTAAAAATGGTTGATTTACAACTTAAAAAACAAAAACAAGACCAAAAACAGGGCGATTCCGATGCAAATGTGGTACAAGGAGAAGGATATGTAATATCTGATCGCAATAGTTTATTGGAGAAACTTAAAAACATGGATAAATACAACGATGACAAGTAAATTACAACAGTACCTAGCAGAAAGCACAAAAACATACCCTTTTAAAATAGGTGTAGCAGGCGATTTGCCAGAAGGTTTCGCTGACCATTTAGAATCAGCATTAGAAAAATTTGTAGTTGTTAAAATGAGCAACGGCAAAAAAACTCCAATACAACAAAGACCATTGGATTTTCCTGCTCTTGAAAATGAAAGAACAACATACTTTGACACAGAATTACAATACCCAACAACACCACAAGTTTTACAACAGTTTATTAAAACTTACTGTAACATGCCAGAAAGTCATATCATAGTAAGAAATCCTAATGAGCCACAAGAAGCATATCAAGAAGAAAAATCAGATGCACCTTACGAAGCAAAATTAAACAGTGCATATGAAGATAGCAAAGACGAACAAAAAACAGTGGGCAATTCGAGAGTTATGGATTTATTAAAAGAATTAGAAAAAGCACGTAAAGAAAGAAATGCACCAGACGCCGCAGGCGAAATTAAAGCACCAAAAGATGGTGGAGCAACTGAAAATGCAGGCGACAGCAAAAACAAAATGTCACCTATTTCAGGCAAGTCGAAAGGTAAATAGTAGCATGGACATAAGAGATTTTTTAACAAAAATAGATGCTATTCAAAGCAAAGAGCAAATGAAAGAAGATGTAAAAAAAATACATCTTAACGAAGCATCACAAGTAATGTTGTATGGAGATACTCCAGAAGACATGAATGCTATTGCACAAATTTTTAAAAACGCAGGAGTAACTCCTCCAGCACCAGTTGAAGGTCCAACACCAGAACCAGAACCAGAAGCAGAAGCAGAAGTAAAAGCAGTTGAAGAAGTTCCTGGAAAAGCATCAACAACACCTGAGCCAGAGTATAAAGATACTCAATACATGACAAAAGATTTATCAGGCGGTATAAACAAGATCAAAAAAACATATCCTAAAGTTGCTGGTGGAGATAATCCAATGGCTCCAGTACAAAAAACTGAAGAAGAAGTACAATCATCTATCAAAGAAACTCTACTTCAAGCATACCAAGACTTTAAGAAAAACGCATAGTCAAAAAGCAATTCTCCATCAATTTTCAGCATAAGTATTGTATATGAGTAATAAAAGTTTAGATGGTGTCCTTACCAAAAAAGCACACACAAGAGAAAAATTTACAGAAGAACAAATAGCAGATTTAGTGCATTGTTCAGATCCTAAAAAAGGATACGACTATTTTGCAAAAAAATTTTTTTTTATACAACACCCTGTGAGAGGTAAATGTGTTTTTGAACCATTTGGATATCAAACAAAATTGTTGTCCAGTTATCATGATTTTAGATTTAACATAAACATGCTACCAAGACAGAGTGGTAAAACAACCACAGCCGCTTGTTATCTTTTATGGTATGCAATGTTCCATCCGGATCAAACAATACTAATTGCGGCACACAAATACACAGGTGCTCAAGAGATTATGCAACGTATTAGATACGGATATGAATTGTGTCCTGATTATATTAGAGCTGGTGTAACAAACTACAACAAAGGATCTATGGAATTTGAAAATGGATCAAGAATTGTATCCGCAACCACAACAGGAAACACTGGTAGAGGTATGTCAATATCTTTACTGTATTGTGATGAGTTTGCATTTGTTAACCCCGGCATAGCACAAGAGTTTTGGACATCTATATCACCCACACTGGCAACGGGTGGACGTGCAATTATCACATCAACACCAAACTCAGATGAAGATGTGTTTGCAACAATTTGGCGTGAAAGTCAAAACAAATTTGATGAGCATGGTAACGAACAAGAATTAGGAATCAATGGATTTCATGGATACACAGCATCATGGGACGAACATCCAGACAGAGATGAAGAATGGAAAAAAGAAGAATTAGGACGTATTGGTGAAGAAAGATTCAGACGTGAATATGGTTGTGAATTTTTGGTTTTTGACGAAACACTAGTAAACAGTCTTGTGTTGACCACATTGGAAGGAAAAGAACCCACACTCAATATGGGACAAACACGCTGGTATAAAAAATTAGACGCTCATGCAACTTATGTGGTGGCACTGGATCCAGCAATGGGAACAGGTGGCGACAATGCCGCAATTGAAGTGTTTGAATTGCCTTCATACACACAGGTAGCAGAATGGAAACACAACACAACTCCTATTCCACAACAAATAAGAATCATGCGTGATATTTGCAATCACATAAAAGATGAAACAAAATCATCAGGCTCAAACATTTATTGGAGCGTGGAAAACAACTCAATAGGCGAATCTGCACTGTTGGTTATAAATGATTTTGGAGAAGATTCTATCCCTGGATTGTTTGTTTCAGAGCCTATTAGAAAAGGTCACATAAGAAAGTTTAGAAAAGGATTTAATACCACACACAAAACAAAAATTACTGCATGTTCTAGATTAAAGAACATGATTGAAAAAGAAAAATTGAAAATATACAGTAAACCTTTGATAAGTGAATTGAAGAGTTTTATTGCTTCGGGTTCATCATTCAAAGCAAAATCAGGACAAACAGATGATCTGGTCAGTGCTACTTTGTTGATTATGCGTATAATCAGTGTGTTAAAAGATTGGGATCCAAAAATCTATGCATCATTCAGTCAAGCAGACGAAGATACAGCAGACAGAGTCATGCCAATGCCTATATTTGTAAGCCACTAACAGATAAATATATTATATGAACTTAAATGTTATAGCAAAAGACCTTTTTAACAAGATCAGAGGACAATTTCCACAGGTTACATTGGGAAATTCAAATGGACAAGCAACCACTGAGCCCACTGAAGCAAGGTTCTTTGACTTTGATTTCAAAGAGAGCGGAAACACCCTAGGAAAGGTAAGTATTAGTATTAGTGAGGAAGATGGGCTGGTTGTAATGCACAGCAAAGACTTTGTTGAACAGTCAGATGAGCCATTAAAACACGGTTGGTACAACTTTTTAAAAGAATTAAGAAGTTTTGCTAAAGCAAGAGTGCTTGGGTTTGATACAAGAGATATCACAAAAAGTAATCTTGAAAAAAGAGACTATGATTTTTTAGGACAAGGTAAAGAGGTAGAAACAGTGAGCGAATCAAATTTATACGGTACAACAAAAACAAGTTTTCAAACAGTTGGTGAAGCAAGACTAGTAATCAAACATTCAGCACCTGTGAATCCAGCAGTAGCAGGCGGACGTACTCACAGAATAGAATCTCTTTTTATAGAAAGCAACGCAGGCGAAAGATTCAAATATCCAATCAAACATTTGAACGGTGCTAGAGCAATGGCTCGTCACGTATCAGAAGGTGGAAATCCATTTGATGACTTTGGTAAACACATTTCAGAAATGAGTGCAGAGTTAAATCAATTAAGAAAATTCAAAACATACATGAACAGATCAAATGTTATGGCAGAAGGCTTAAAACAATATCAATCTGTTGTGGATGAAAGAATTGAAGAAATTAAATCAAGTTGTTTAAAATTACAAAAACAAAACAACTATAAAGAAACTTTTGAAAGTTATAGCAAATCAGAATTAGCAGAAGTTCCAGAAGATGTTAAAAAATCTTGGATTGATGAATTAACTATTAAAACATTTAACGAAGAATTACAAGATGTATTTCCTTACATCTATAAATTGGTTTCAGAAAGAACAGCAATAGAAGAATTAGGACCAACATCATTTGAAGCACATGGATACCAAGGTGGTGTTGAACCAAGAACTTTAAAGTACGATCTAGTTGGTGACTTTGATCCTGAAAATCCAATTAGTGATATGGAAATAGACAATGTTCAAAATTTATTATCCAAAGCAGGTATTTCAGCAGATGTACAATCTGATCCATCAAACTTTCAAGGTGTAGTTGTACACACAGATAATAATCCAGAAGAAATAGAAAAAGTATTGGGTGGTATGATTGAAACTGTGGATAACTTTCATGAGTTTGAATCAGCAATGGACGATATTGTAAGAGAAGATAACGGATTGTTTTCACAAGATGCAGACGAACAAAATTTAGCACTAGAAAAATTAAACACACTAATGGCAAAACATTTTCCTGTAGGTGTTAATGGTACAAACGGAATTGAAAGTCTAGCAGGTATAATTGATGATCAAGAATTAAATGCTGAAATTGAAAAAGCGGCAAATGAAGATTCAGATGCTTGTATGCGTCCAATGATAATGGATTATATTTCACAAAAAGATCCTACACTGGTTTCAAAAATTGAAACAGGCGACATGAACAATGAGCCTAAAGAAGAAGAGGACGTTGCAGAAGGTCATTATCCACATATGAAAAGTTTTGATAAACTTTATGGCATAAAGGATGTACAACAATACAAAGCCATGGCGGATGATGCACAATCAATGGACATGGAAGAATTCAAGGACACATACAACAGTACGATTGATATGGCTGGAGATTTTTATCAAGATCATCAAAAAAATGAAGCAATAACATTTGAAGACATTAAACCTTATGTGTCTATGTACAAAGGTGACGATGGTAAGATGGTGTATGATATTTTAGACAAAGATGAAAAATCTGTAACAAAATTTAATAATGCCAAAGACGCAATGGAATATCTAAGAAAAAATTTCGACAAATTAAAATCAAATGATTCAGAAATTAAAAACGAAAACGAAACAGATTACGAAGGTTCAATGGATTATGAATTATCTGGTGATGACGGAGAAGTGGCTCACGGCACAATACACTACAAAGCAATCAACGGTGTGGTTGATCCAAACTCGCTAGAAGGTAGTTATGAATATGATGGCAATCATAAAATTAATGATGACGTAGCAGATGAGATGATCAAACCAGGTGGCGAGGAACATGAAGAAGCACTGAAAGCCGCTCAAGAAGATTATGAGTATGAAGCAGGACGTATGAAATCAAAATTTGGCATGGAAAATCAAGACGATAAAGAGTTAAGCAACAAAGAAGAAACTGTAGAAGATTTTGTTAAAAGTTTCTTTGACTACACATCAAATCAATTTCCTAAAGGTGAAACAGCAGTATTAACTTCAGTAGAAAAGAAATTTGGCGACAATGCTGTGAAGACTGCACAGGAAACAATCCAAAACTTAATGGCAAATAAAGATCCCGAAATTGCCAAAATCAAAAAACTAGCAGGCGTTCAATAAAAAACTTTACCATTATCGGTTGACTAAATAGTAATATTAGTATATTATTTGACTTAATGTTATTTGTATATACTAATATTTTAAAGGCACATAACATAATAAAAAACAGGCATAATAAAGGAGGCTTAAGATTATGGCAACACTACAAGAGATAAGAGCAAAACTGAAAGAACAAGAAGTTAAATCAGGTAGCTCTAATACAAGAACAGGCGGAGACAACGCCATTTACCCATTTTGGAATCTAAAAGAAGGAGAGCAGGCAACTGTTCGTTTCTTGCCAGATGGCGATAAAGAAAACACTTTTTTCTGGAAAGAAAGGTTAATGATCAAATTACCTTTCGCAGGAATCAAAGGTGAAACAGATTCAAGACCAGTGCAAGTACAAGTTCCATGTATGGAAATGTACGGCGAGTCTTGTTCAATCTTATCCGAAGTAAGAGGATGGTTCAAAGATCCTAAATTAGAAGATTTAGGAAGAAAATATTGGAAGAAAAGAAGTTATATTTTCCAAGGTTTTGTAAAAGACGATCCAATCGGAGAAGAATCAACTCCAACGAATCCAATTAGAAGATTCATAATTGGTCCACAAATATTCCAAATAATTAAAGGAGCATTAATGGATCCAGATATGGAAGATCTTCCAACTGATTCAACAAGTGGTGTTGATTTTAGAATTATCAAAACATCCAAAGGTGGATATGCTGATTATTCAACATCATCATGGTCTAGAAAATCAAGACCTTTAACAGAAGATGAAAACAAAGCGATTGAGAGTAATACACTTTTCAATCTTAATGATTTCCTTCCAAAAAAACCTAGCGAAGTTGAAGTTAAGGTTATGAAGGAGATGTTTGAAGCATCTGTTGACGGTGAAGCATATGATCAAGATAAATTTGGTCAATACTTTAGACCCGCAGGCTTGTCATCAAAAACAGGTGATCCAATAACTCCGAAAGCAGAAACTCCAGCACCAGCGGCTGAAGTGAAAGCAGAACCGGTTGTTGAAACACCGCAAGAAGCACCAAAGCCAACTGCTGAATCAAGCGGAAAAGCAGAGGACATCTTAGCAATGATAAGAGCAAGACAACAAAAATAATAAAGTATATTGTTGGGGAGGCAACTCCCCACACAACTTGAAGGTAAAAAATTATGGTGAAAGCATTTGACGTTTCTAAGTTTCGTAAAAACTTAACTAAATCAATCACAGGCATGAGTAGTGGATTTAACGATCCTACTGATTGGATTAGTACAGGTAACTATGCCTTAAATTATCTTATTAGTGGTGACTTCAACAAAGGTGTTCCGCTAGGTAAGGTTACTGTGTTTGCAGGAGAATCTGGTGCAGGTAAGAGTTATATCTGTGCAGGTAACATTGTAAAAGCGGCACAAGAACAAGGTATCTTTGTAGTCTTAATTGACTCAGAGAACGCACTTGACGAGAGTTGGCTTAAAGCTCTTGAAGTTGACACAGCAGAAGATAAACTTCTTAAACTAAACATGTCAATGATTGATGATGTTGCTAAAACTATTAGCACGTTCATGATTGACTACAAAACAATGCCAGACGAAGAACGTCCTAAGATTTTGTTTGTAATTGACTCACTTGGTATGCTATTGACGCCTACTGATGTTGATCAGTTTAACAAAGGTGACATGAAAGGTGATATGGGTCGTAAACCTAAAGCACTTACATCGTTGGTTAGAAATACTGTTAACATGATTGGTAGTTGTAACGTAGGATTAGTTTGTACTAATCACACATATGCATCACAAGATATGTTTGATCCAGATGATAAGATATCAGGTGGACAAGGCTTTATCTATGCATCATCTATTGTAGTAGCAATGAAAAAATTGAAACTAAAAGAAGATGAAGACGGTAACAAGATATCAGAAGTACGTGGTATTAGAGCAGGTTGTAAAGTGATGAAAACTCGTTATGCAAAACCGTTTGAAGGTGTACAAGTTAAAATTCCATATGAAACAGGAATGAACCCATACAGCGGTCTTGTTGATCTTTTTGAGAAAAAAGGCTTGCTTGTTAAAGACGGAAACAGACTAAAATATATTGATTCTAAAGGAGTAGAAAGCAAGGAATATCGTAAGGTATGGGAAAGTGGTGGAGAACCATTAGACAACATTATGAAAGAGTTTTCAGATGGTTCTAATTCTATAGAAGAAATTAAAGAAACAAACATTAGCACAGAAGAGGAATAAGACATGGAAGGAAGTCAGTTAGTTGAAATTTGGCAATTTTTTAAAGAATATCTCGACAGGAAACAACCTATTAAGGTAATTGCTGAAAAATTTGTAGATATAATGGCAGACTATGGTATCGGAGACGAAGAGTTTCGTGAGGCCTTGGGTGCAGATGATGATCTTGATAAAGCAATTCAATACTATTTGGATGCTGAATCTGAGGACGAGGACTTTTAATGGCTGGTTGGTATCAGAAAATAGCAAGAGATATTGGTGTTATTCCTGATGCCATCAGACACTATGAAGACGAACTAGAAGTAGCAAAGTCAGAAATTAGAATCAGAGGCAATCTTGAAAAAGCATCAGCAGATATGCCTGGGATTGTTGAACAAAGATTCAATCAATTACAAGAAATAGAAGCAGTCTTACAGTATATGAATATCGAACTACGTAGATTGCGTTCGTCACATTTTAAAAAATATCTAGAAAACTATCAAAGAGCATTGTCCAGCAGAGATGTTGAAAAATATGTAGACGGTGAATCAGATGTGGTTGATTATGAAAAAATAATTAACGAATTTGCACTGTTGAGAAACAAGTGGCTAGGTATTACCAAAGGACTCGATCAAAAACAATGGCAAATGACCAATATTGTTAAGTTAAGAGTGGCTGGCATGGAAGACGCTTCCATATAACACATTACCAAAAAACATTCCAATAAATATTCAAAATGAACTTGAATATTCCATCATACATCATCACAATGCAAGGCAATCAAACAAGTGAATTGCTATCTCAACAATGTTTCGATTCTGCCAAAAAATTTAGTATAGAACCAAAAATTTTCCCTGCAATTCATGGCAAACAAATAGACATTGAATGGAAAAAACACAATTTGAAAGATTTTAAATTTAATCAAAGAATAAAAAAATTAAGTTTGGGCATGAAAGGGTGTACGTTATCACATTTTTTATTATGGAAAAAAAGTATAGAAATAAACAAACCTATACTGATACTTGAACACGATGCATTAATAATCAGACCCATTCCTCACAGCATTGTTGCTAAATTTGACGAAGTGTGCAATCTTGATAGACTGAGTAGATTAACCACAGACTATGACAACAAAGTTCAAGAACATCGTGGAGAAGGTGTGACTGTGTTCATGAAATCAAGACCAATGGCATCAGGATTAGAACTGTATAATAAAACACACATTAAAGGTGCTCATGGTTATATTGTTAAACCACAAGGTGCTCAAAGATTAGTGGATTGGGTATGGGCCTCTGGTGCATTGGCGTCAGATGTTTCCATCAACAGCATAAGTTGTGTGTTAACTTATTCAGATACCAGTTATTGTCGAATAAATCCGCAGTTCTGGAACTCAAAACGAATGAAGGGCACCAATTCTTTTACCAGACCCAATAAACAAGATAAGAAATTAATGAGAGAGGCTAATAATGGAATTTGACAAACTACACATTGGCGGAGACTTACCTATTAAAAAATCTCATGTGATATTCTTCAGTTGTGATCCTGCATACTGGGCAGAACATGGACAATACTTGGCAAGAAGTACACTGTCTTTAAACAAAAAGAATCTTATCCACATACATGTACATATGATCTACGAACACAATCAAACACACAACTTAGAAAATTTAATCCGAGACGAAAATATAACATACACCTATGAAACTCACAGCGAAGGATTTTATGATCAGTTTCAATTAGCAAAGGATCACCCAAAGTTTAGTAGAGGACCAGAGATATGTAACACAAAATCAGACGATGAACTAAAAAGAAAAATATATCTATCCAGTGCTAGATTTTTTTATTTTGATAGATTTTTTGAAAAATTCCAACATGTTGTTCAACTGGATTCAGATGGTATTGCTAGAGAACGAATTCCTTTACACGAATTCAAACTGATTTCTTCATGGCCCGCGGCAATGCGTAAACCCAAAGATCCGAGTGTGTACATTGCTAGTTGTGTGACGCCTGGAATAGGTGAACCTGGCGATAAATTTAAAAAAGAATTATCACAAAACATGATTGAAGCATTTAAAAAACCAATTTATTGGTTTGTGGATCAACATGTATTAAAGAAATTATTAGATGCAAGAGAGTTTGTGTCTATACCTTATAAATGGAACAGTTGGGGACTTAAATCTGGTGGAGAAATATTCAGCACAGCAAAAGGCAATAAGAAATATGGATTTAGATACAAAGCATTAAAATATGCATGGTTCGATGACAAAGACAAATTGAAATTTCATAAAAATATGTCGGACAAAATACAACTGGAAAAGATGCAACAAAAAATGGCAAAGAAAAATAGAAAAAATGACAAATCCTAAAGGATACATTATACATTTAAAAAATCATCAAAAATCTGTTGAATGGAGTAATCATGCACTTACAACAGGACAAAAATTTGGATGGAAACTAGAACTGTATGATGGTGTCGATGGCACAAAAGAAAAGTTAGAAGACTACAAAGTAAAAATTTACCCACACAATAAAAAATGTGTTAGACTGTTATCAAGACCCGGAACACAAGGATGTTTTCTCAGTCAATACAAATTATGGAAAAAATGTTTTAAAGAAAATAAGGAAATTTGTGTATTTGAACATGATGTTGTGTTTAAAAAACCTTTCAGCATTGAGCAAGAATTTTCAGACATTTTAAAGTTTGAAGGATTCCAACCTACTAAACCAATGCCTGTAGGACAATGGTGGGAAGGTGCTAGAGCATACTGTTTGAAGCCTTCTGGTGCTAAAAAACTGTTAGATTTTGTTAAGCACAAAGGAGCCATGCCAGCAGATTGGTGTATCAACAATGGCATATTGGATGTTAAGTTTGATTTAAATAACAAAGTTACATTTGATTCAAAAAAATTTAGTTTCACAAAGGATTTAAAATGAAAAGGTTAATATTTCAAGTAAGTGTAGGTAAACCTAGCAAGTTGTACACCACTTGTATCAACAGTGTGGCAGAATATTGTAAAAAATATTCAATAGATCACATAGTGTTAACGGAACCAAAACTAAAAATAAGACCAGATCCTTCAAGAACAGGTAGAAGTTTACAAGCAGTGGAAAAATTAGGTTACATGCCTATTTACGAGAAAGAAAATGCTTTTGAATACTTTGATAGATATGATCAAATTGCAATAGTAGACAGCGACATATACATAAAACCAACAGCACCTGATATATTTTTAGACTTAACACAAGAATATGACTTTGGTGGTGTTGCTGAAAGAGAATTACCGTTGACACCTAAATATAAAAACAAAATTACCAAATACTCACGCAGTGCTTTCACCAATCTAAAAGACGTTGATTGGCATTGGAATCACTTAGGTGCTGAATTTTACAACATGGGACTGATGGTGATGAACAAATCGTTTGCCAAATACCTTAAAGGTCAAACACCTAAAGAATTTATTACTAGACCAGAATTTAAAGATTTTGTTGATGGTGTTGGTTTTTACAAATGGAGCACAGACCAAATGTTATTAAACTGGTTTGTAAAAAAAGAAAAAATGAAATGTAAAAATATGGACTGGCGTTGGAACTCTTTGTACACAGCAGTAACCAAAGACAGACAACATGAAAGTTTCTTCACTCACTTCTTTTTGAGAGATCACCTACCAGAACGTGGCGAAAACATAGAAGAGATATTAAAAAAAATATGAATATAATTTTACAACATTGGACAGGAGAACTAGGTCCTCTAGAATTGGCATCTAAAGCAAATATGGAGAATTATGCAAAATATTGCAAAGCGTCATATGAATTAGTTTTAGGTAATCAATTTAGACCAAAATTAAATCCTTGCTGTCAAAAATTAATAATGCTGGATGAAAAATTTGACATATATGATGATGTGCTAATGGTAGATCTCGATATGTTTGTAACAAAACACGTTAAAGAAAATATATTTGATATACCCGGAGTTGGATTAAATTCTGCAATTCAACAGACATTGTTTGCTTCTATGCTAAAACATAAAAAATATAAAACATTAATGGATAAGGATGGTCCTTTTTGGGGAGGAGCATTTTGGAAATTTACAAATCAGCAAAGAAAACAGTTAAGAAAATTTATTGTCGATAGTGAAATGAAAATCTTTAATGGAAATTTCAATGACGAAGGAATAATACATAGATTAGCAAGTCAAGCCAAAATGAAACAAGCAGATGTATCTGAAGAATGGTGCTGGGGAAATTGTTTTCCTGGTTATGAAAAAGCAAAAATGATACATATTAGACACAAGTTCAAATTAGAAGGACCAAAAGTTTCTAAAATAGAAGTTTTAAATCAATTAAAAAAAGAAGGAGTTGTTGAATGAAGATATTAGTAACCGGTGCTACCGGATATATTGGTGCCCACTATGTTAAAATTGCGGCAGAACATGGTCATGAAGTGGTCGCCACTGATTTTAATTTTAATCAAAATAACATAGAAAAATATTCATCACGAATTATTAATTGGGACTTTCGTAAACCATCTCCAATGAAGATGTCGTTTGACAAAGTAGTGCATATTGGGGCAATGGGTAAAGTTCCTTTATCAGTAAAAGATCCTTGGTTATATTATGAAACGAATGTAGTTGGTACAAAAAACGTGATCGACTTTGCTGAATGTGATCACTTTGTTTATTGTTCTACTGGTTCAGCATTTGATCCTGCCGCGTCACCATATGCGGCTACAAAGTACGGTGGTGAGTTACTCACAAAACAGTTCAAAGAGAATCACAGTCTTGTTCGGTTCTATAATGTGTGTGGTAATAACGGATTTGATAAATTTGATGACGAATATTCTCATCTGATAAGAAAAGCGGCGGCGGTGGCTAACGGTAAGTTTGATACATTAGAAATCTTTGGTACTGATTATGATACTCGCGATGGAACTTGTATTAGGAATTATACCCATGTTATAGATATTGTTGATTCTCTACAAAAGTTGGTAGAAAATAAACCAACTGGAGTTATTGATTGTCTTGGATCACCAGAAGGCGTATCTGTTAGGGAAGTTATCGATACAATGTGTAACGTATCAAAGAAAAACCTACATGTCATCGAAAGAGAAAGACGACTGGGCGATATTGCTGTATCAACTGTACCAGATAAATCAATTCACTTCGAGCAAACTAAATCAGTTGCTGATATGTGTATAGATGCTTTGGAGCGTGAAGTATGACGTTATGGGAAAGCATGTTAGTAGACATTCAATCTGAATTTCAAAATAAAGAAAAGTTCTTACAGCATAAAACTATTTCTAAAACAATAAGTCCAAATCAAAAAGGTAATACATTAAATCATTTAAATTACGTAAGGAAAAACGAGTATTTTTTAAATAAAGTTTTGCCTAAAGTCCTTGATTCAAAAGTTGGTGACCCAAAACTATTCGAAGGATTCAGTCAAGGGACTGCTCAACATTGTCATTATCTTATGGTCTTGTTGGAACATCTTGGTTTAGAGATTAAAGACTTTGATCATATATCTGATATAGGTGGTGGGTATGGTAATTTCTATAGAATGGCAAAGTTGTTAGGATACAAAGGAAATTTTGATATTGCTGATTTCCCAATCATGCATGAAATACAAGAATACTATATAAAGCAACACAATCTTGATCTTCCAAACTTTATTGGATTAGGAGATTTAAATCCAGTTAGCAAAAGTATTCTTTTTGGATTTCATAGTGTGAACGAAATGCCTCTTTCTGATAGAAGCATACTTGAAGAAAAGTATTATCTTTATGACCATGTAATGATACTTTACAACAATAAGTTTGATGGTATTGACAATATGGAATATTTTAAAGATTTAAAAGAACGCATAAGCAAAGATTTCACAGTAAACATAATTCAAGCACCACTGAAAACTAACGGTGCCTTTTTTATAGGATCAAAAAAATGAACCCAACTGATTTATTAACGCACAAACGATTTGATGTTGTAGTCAAATATCTGTATGCGGCAAATTTATCAAGTGAATTTTATAAAAATGCATACAAAGAACATCTCAAAATTTGGAATGGTTTTCATGAAAGAAATCCAAAAAAGAATGGGTTTGAAGAATTTGATAATGCATTTAAATCGATTATAAACAACACCGTCGATGAACCAGTTCCTGTGAATCCTGACGGACATATTGCCAATGGTGCTCACAGATTAGCCGCCGCGTTATATCATCAAAGACCTATTAATACTAGAAATACAAATTCAAATGAAAATTATCCTATTGAGGCCGATTACAAAGTCTTTCATAAAAAAGGATTACAAAATCATATCTTACAAAGAACTGCATTAGAATATGCAAAACTTAAATCCAATACTCATGTCATATGTTTATTTCCTATTGCTCATACACGCATGGAGGAAGTAATGAATATAATTGAGAAACACTCTAATATATTTTATAAATCATCTGAAGTATTAAATGCCACAGGACAACTTGGTTTAGTAAAAGAAATATACCTTTCTGATGGTTGGGCTAACGAAAAAGGAATAAGAAAAAAATGTAAGCAGTGTTTTAGAGGAATGAGTAAAGTAACCTTTGTGTTGATAGATGCAAAAAATCTTGAAACTGTTAAAGAAATGAAAAAAGAGATTAGAGCATTATTCAAAGTTGGTAACCATTCTGTTCACATTAATGATTATCATATAGACACGATTCGTATAGCAAAAACAGTATTCAATGACAATAGCATACATTTCCTTAATAATAGAAAAGACGTTTTGTTTCCTAATTACAAAAAACTAATGTCTGATACAAAATCAGACGACAATACAATTATGACTGGTTCAACTGTATTATCGCTATACGGTTTAAGAGATTGTAAAGATATAGATCTAATTTATTTTAATAATCCACCCGTTGACTCTCATAATCAATATGTAGGAACACTCTATAAATTAACTATAGACGAGATTTTTAATAATCCAATGTATCATCTATATTACAATGGATTTAAATATGTGTCTCTAGATGTTATAAAAAATATGAAAAAAATACGGAATGAACCAAAAGATGTTATAGACGTGAAATTAGCAGAGGAAATAAAATGAAAAATTTGATTTATCAAGTATGGGCTGGTGAAATGAGACCTGGTTGTAGGTACAGTGAAAAACTTTTTAGAGAATATGCAGAAAAAATTGGGGCAGATTACAGATTAGATATAAGTCCTAATATTGCCAGTAAGCATGTTCGTAAAGACGGTATGTATTTTGAATGGTTAAATCCTATGTTAGACGATTCATTCCTTGAATACGATAAAGTCTGTGTAATTGATCTAGACGTGTTTCCAGTTGAGAACTTGACTACAAATATTTTTGACGAGCCAATCAAAGACTTTGGCATCTGTACTGAACCTTTTCAAGGTAAGTATCGAGAATCTACAACTATAGGTAAAAACATAAACAAGAAAAGTGATGAACGGTGGGCTCAAGCGATCAAATCAAAATACGGTGCAACTATGCCTCGAGATGCTGACGGTTATCTCAAAGTTTATAATGCTGGTATGGTGATGTTTACAAAGAAAGGTATGCAACTTGCTCGAGAAAAGTTTGTACCTTTTAAAGAATATATGGATTATATTAGAGCCTGTGGCTTGGGTAGGTTCTACAGTGTGGATCAGAATTATTTTCATGCCATGATGGTAACGCATAGTGAATATACTGAAATGGATAATGGCTGGAATAATTATGTTCACGGTGTCCGTGGTCCTTTAGCATTACAAGATCCAGTGAATGATAGTAGGAACGCATTAACTAAATTTGTTCATATTCAATTAAGTAGTGCAGATTATTTTAGTGATGAACAATTATATCATATCACTAATTCAGCAAGATCAGAATGGAAAGTGGAAGGTATATTATGATAGTAGCAAATCTTAAAGAAGCAAAAAACATTAATGAGTATCAAACCTCGTTAAAACAACAGTTGCAGAAAGCACATGGAGAACAATACACAGATTATCTAGACGAAATTTCTAGATTAACAAAAAACTCTCAATCTTATAGAGAAATAGGAACGTTTCAAGGTGCTTCTACATCTACAGCAATGATGAATATGATCCCATACATCGAAACTATTGATCTCGACTTTGTTCATATTAATCCTCACAAACATATTTTTGAAACACACGCACAACAAAATCAAATAGAATTTAAAATGATTCAGACTGATTCGTTGAAATATAACATAGATAAAAAAACGGAAGTACTTTTAATAGACGGATATCATAACCCTAAACACGTGGCAAAAGAATTGGACAAATATGCTCCGTGGACAATACAAACTATTGTTCTACACGATACAACACTATTTCCAAGATTATGGAAATCTGTACAAAATTTTTTATCGTCTCATCAAGATTGGAAACTTGTTTATAGACACACTGTAAACGCAGGCTACACTGTATTAGGAAAGAAATAAAATGAGTTTAAAAGAAATTTTTATAAAAAACAAATGTGATAAGGCTACTAAACATAGATATTATGAACTATATGAAAAAGATTTTAGTGAATTCAAAAATCAGGATATTAAAATATTAGAAATTGGAACGTTCAAAGGTGAAAGTACTCAATCCTGGATTGACTATTTTGATAAAGCACAAATTTACACAGCAGACACATTTGAAAGAGTAGTCCCAGAAAAAATTCCTGCATTAAAAAACAACCGTGTACAATGGTTCAAAGTTGATAGTACTTCACTAAATTGTAAAGAAAATTTTAAAAATCTAAATATTCAATTCGATTTTATCATTGATGATGGACTACATACACCTGAAGGTCAAAGATTAACCTTTGAAAATTTAATTGATTTTTTAAAACCTACAGGATCATATTATATAGAAGATGTTTGGATGTTAAACAAAGGAAATAATATGTCGCATTGGTGGGTTAAAAAACATTCAAAAGAGTTTACTATGGAAAAATTTAATAAATTAATCGATTCAATTAGTAAATTTAAAGTAACAGAACACGATTTCAGTAGTTCTAAAATTCCTGACAGTTACATATTAAAGATTAAAAAATGAAAGCATTTATTATAACTCTGATGAAAGATGTTTGGAGTTTGTCATATGCTGAACGTTGCTTACAAAGTATCCAAGACACAGAAAGTGATATCGAAGCCACACTGTTCGATGCCACAACTCCTGAAACAATTTTTCCTGTTGCATGGACTTGGCCCACAGGCAAGAAGATCACTTGTTCAAAAACAAATTTATTGTTAACACCCTACAAAACATATGACAATAATAAACGTATAGCCGCGGCACAAAGTCATTACAAACTCTGGAAACATTGTGTTGGTATTAATGAACCTATTATGATATTAGAACATGATGCAATATTCACACACAAATTTGAAGCACCTAGTACAACTTTAAATGTAGGAGCATACAGCATAAATGATCCTAAGGGTGCAACATTCAAATCAAAAGACTATTCCAATAAGGTAAAAGAAGGATTTAACACAGTGCCTTGGGTAGCACCAGAAAATATTCCTCAAGGACTGCCAGGACACTCGGCTTATGTGATCACACCCTGGGCGGCTCGAGACATAATTGAAAAACAAGACAGCATAGGGTGGTGGCCCAACGATGCCATAATGTGTAAACAATTATGTGAATGGTTGTATGTGTACAAACCTTTTTTTACCAAAACACAAGGCACCAAATCTACTACTTCACTGTAAATTTGCCAATAAATATTTCAATATGAAAGTTTATGTAGGGTATGACACTAGAGAAGATATTGCATATCAAGTATGTGAGCATTCAATTAACTCACATTCACCAGACACAGAAATTGTGCCATTGAATCAACAAACACTACGACAAGACAAGTGGTACTGGAGAGAACTGGACCATTTGGCTTCAACAGAGTTTACATTCACAAGATTTTTAATACCAGCATTAGAAAATTATAAAGGTTGGGCATTGTTTTGCGATTCGGATATAATCTTTTTAAAAGATATCAAAGAACTTTTTAGCCAAGCAGATGAAAAATATGCTGTGATGTGTGTAAAACACGACTACACTCCTAAACCAGGAATTAAGATGGATGGGCAAAAACAAACTGTGTATCCAAGAAAAAATTGGAGTTCTGTTGTGCTGTACAACTGTGGACACAAATCAAACGAAAAATTAACAGTGGATTTAGTAAACAATCCTAATTATGATGGAGCATATTTTCATAGATTTTCATGGTTGAAAGACGAAGAAATAGGCTCGCTGGATCACAGTTGGAATTGGCTTGTGGGTTGGTACAAAACTCCACAAGATGGTGAGCCCAATGCCTTGCACTACACGGAAGGCGGACCTTGGTTCAAAAATTATCGTAATTGCGAATACGGTGATGTTTGGAAAAAATACCTTAACACAATGATGAACAGTGAATGATATGCACTATTACTTTGATGGTCAGGATGAAATACTACAACATTGGAACAGCGGTTTAGGCGCTCATTATCTTCCATGGGAAAATATTAAAAGTACACCAATAGAAAACACAGTTAGTTTTAGAAGTCTTGCCAAAAGAAAAATAATCAGAGAGTGTATAAAGACAGGTAGACCATTTTATTATATCGACACAGGATATGTGGGTAATCTTATAAAAAAGAAACTGTATCATAGAATTGTAAAAAATGATGTACAACACAGTTTGGTGTTTGATGTGCCTGACGATCGTTGGAGGAAGATACAATCAAGAAGTCCTGAATTAGAATTTGTTGAATGGCGTAAAAATCACAAAGGTAAAATTTTGTTAGTTGTGCCAAGCGAAAAGCCTTGTAAATATTACAACATCAGCAGAGACCAGTGGGTTGCTGAGACCATAAACACATTAAAAAAATATACTGATAGAGAAATTATTATAAGAGATAAAGGCAAAAGGTATCAGAGAGTTGGTGAAGGCAGTGTGCCAAAATTCTTAATCAAAGAAAAAATTTATGCCACAGTAACTTATCAATCCATAGCGGCTATTGAAAGTGTGTGTGCAGGTGTGCCAGCATTCACTATGGAAAAAACTGCGGCAGACAGTGTAGTATCACAGGATCTAAGTAAGATAGAATCACCATTTTATCCAAACAGAGACCAAGTACACAAATGGCAACATTGGTTAGCATACTGTCAATATCATATCAGTGAACTTGGTAGTGGTCAAGCAGTGCGGATAATGAAGGAACACGGACTATTATGATAAGTGTTGTAGGTTATATGAAAGTTATTCCGCCTGGAAATAAAAAACCACAAAAGCCTTTGATAATAAAAAACTTTATTGAAGGTGTGAATAGATGCGGAGATAAAGGGATAATAAGTAATTCTTGGACAGTGATTCCAGCAGATGTTTCTGTGTTGCAAGGATTTGTGCATCAGCAACCTCAAAAACACAGACATCTTATGTTGAGAAAAACTGTGTTTGAACAACAGCAAAAAAGAAACAAACGCACCATGATTGTGGATTCAAGTTTATTTTTGTATGCTGATCCTACTCAATCAAAAAATTATTTACGTTATGGTTATGATGGAATTTTTCCTAACACAGCAGAATATTGTTATGATAATCCAGACCCATTGCGTTGGGAAGTAATTAAAAAAGATTTAGGTATAGATTTAAAACCTTGGAGATTGGGCGGAGGCAAATACATTTTAATCTGTTGTCAAAGAGATGGCGGATGGAGCATGGGAGGATTAAAAGTAAATGTTTGGTTGCAACACGCAATTCAACAAATAAGAAGTTTTACAAAAAAAGAAATTAGAATAAGATTTCATCCAGGAGATAAATCATCTAAACAATGGGTTTCTCTTGTAAGACAATGGATAAACAGTGGACAATCAACTTATCAAAACATTGTAATCAGCGGTGCTAAGAATTTAATAGACGAATTTGCTCATGCTCATGCAGTTGTTGGTCATAATTCAAGTCCAACTGTGGCATCAGTGATAGAAGGTATACCCACATTGGTAACAGATCCAGATGGTGCTCAAATCAAAGGTGTTAATTTAGAAAAATGGCAAGATATAGAATCTCCTAAAGAGTTTGATAGAGAACTATGGATCAGACGCATAGCACAGATCCATTGGACCTTAGATGAAGTAAAACAAGGTTTAGCATGGAAACATTTAAGGAATTACGTAAAATGATTACTGCATTAACAACATTTCATAAAGCAGGATTAGACTTGTACGGACAAAGATTCATAGACAGTTTTGCAAAAAATGTTGATAAGAAAATCAAATTGTTAGTGTATGCAGAAAATTGTACACCTGTAAATCCAGACATAAATCAAATAACAATTATAGATTCAAAAGAATTAGTTAAGTTAAATCAATTTAAATCACGTTGGGGCAATGTGCCTAAAGCAAATGGTGAATGTCCGTTTCCAGAAAAACGTCCAAGAGATCATCATAAAAAATTTAAGTGGGACGCAGTACGTTTTGCTAACAAAGTGTATGCAGTGTTTGACGCTGTTGAAAGAAATAACGACAAGTGGACTGTGTGGATTGATGGAGACACATATGTGCATTCCCCTATCAATTACGAACAATTTCAACAACTACTTCCAAGCGATAAGTGGATAACATTTGTTGGAAGAGGTAAAGGATCACAAACTTGGCCCGAGTGTGGATTTTATGGTTTGAATACTGAACACGATACTTGTAAAAAATTTTTAAATGAATTTGAACGTATGTACCAAGATGCAGACAACGGAATATTCAAACTAGATGAATGGCATGATAGTTATGTGTTTGGTAAGATACTAAATCAGTTAATGCCTATAGATAAAAACTTTCATGATTATTCCCAAGACATATATAATAAAACTGCCAAAACAGGTGGCGGTGGACACCCTTTAATTAATTCTGTATTAGGAAACTATTTTGATCACATGAAGGGCGATAGAAAAAACAAAGGCAAAAGTCAAAAGAAAGATCTGTTGTCTAATCGTGCAGAATCATATTGGAATGAAGTTTAGTTTATTCACAGACAACGGTCCATTAAACAGTCCATTAGTTTGGGAGGCTGTGAAGTCTGGGTTACAACGATTAGGGCACTCTGTAGACGAAAATAATTTAGACACAGATGTTCCTGTGATTTGGTCATTGCTATGGCATGGTAGAATGATGAAAAATAAACCTATTTGGGATAAATTCAGATCTCAAAACAAAAATGTTCTAGTGATAGAAGTGGGTGGAATAAAAAGAAACACAACTTGGAAAGTTGGAATAAACGGAATCAATAGATCAGCAGACTTTGGGCCAACCAACAACGATAGTCAAAGAGCACAACAATTAGGTATCGAATTAAAACCATGGAGTACAGACGGAGAACACATACTGATTTGTTTACAACACATCAAAAGTGAACAGTGGAAAGATATGCCTGCATTGGATCAATATGTAATCGATACCGTAAAAAATATAAGACAACACACAGATAGAAAAATTATAGTCAGACCTCACCCTAGATGTCCTTTAAAAAATTTGCCTGTGCTTGATAATGTTGGTTACGAGATTCCCAAACAGATTGCTAACACATATGACGATTTCAATTTAAATTTTACCAATGTTTGGGCAGTTGTAAGTCATAGCAGTAATCCCGGTGTTCATGCTGTACTCAATGGAATACCTGCTTTTGTAAGCGAACAAAGTCTAGCATACGATGTTGCAAACACAGATTTTAGCACCATTAACAGCCCAAAGACCCCCAATAGACAGCAATGGCTCAATGATTACACACATACTGAATGGACCATTGAGGAAATTGCACAAGGCATTCCATTTTCTAGATTGACTTTTTAACCAAAATCCTTTATACTATTGGTATGCGTTCAATTACCATAGAAGAGTGTTTAGAAGCAATGGCGGGACTTACTGTCAATGCTACTGTGACTCCTGCTTTTATTGTGTTGGACAGAGATAAAAAGATCATTTTCGACATAGCAAAAAAGGTTTTCAAAGGATCAGCATTAACTGATAGACAACTGGAAGCAGTAAAAAAAATATTAATCACACGATACAAATCCCAATTTAAGATACGTGGTATAGATTTAGAAAACAGTGTGAACAATCTTAGACAACCATTAAGACACTTAGATAGAACCGAGTATATACGATTAGAAGAAGGCTCTAAATATTTAGAACCGTTTTGGTCAGGATTTACACCACAAAAAGTGATTGTAACTAGATTTCCATTCAATATGACATATTCAAAAACTATCACAGAAGTTAAGAAATTACTAGGTCCCGCAATTAGTAGATACTATTCACAAAAATTAAAAGACAAATACATATTGCCTTACACAGAAAAAGTTACACACAGACTTTTAACCAAATTTAAAAACAAAATAAAAGATATAGATCCGGTATTGCTTGATGTTTATGATCAATGCGAAAAAATTTATAAAAAATCCGATCAGTATGTGCCAGGAATTTATAATTATCAAATTAAAAACAGTTCCGAAACTGTAACAAAATATCATCAAGAATATTTTGGTGATCCTGTTAAAGAAAATTTGTATCTGTATTATGATAGAAAAGAAAAATTAGGATTAAAACACTTTGACCAAAAAGAATTAGCACAGTCGACACACAGTTTATCTGCATTAAGTAAAGCAATATTGGAACGACAGTGGCCTCGAATAAATTTAGATTTAAAAAAATGGCCCATGGAACAAGTAATCGAAACCATTACAGAATTGAGAAGATTTCCGTTACTGGTAATTATTAGCGGTTCCACTGAAAAAGAATGTCTAGCAGATTTGCATAGCACACACAAACTGTTTAAAAACATTATACCAAATAATGAAATTGCTGTAATGGCAAGATGCAAAAACTCAACAACTTTTGGTAAAGAATTTAATGACTACATCAAAGATAATCGATTAAATAATTCACTTGCAAAATCAACAAAAATAGTGTATATTACTAGTAAGAAGATTCCAAAGCCATTACTGACATCTGAATGGGAATCAGAAGCAGTACTAATTTGTGATAACACTAGAAATTATTCTAAGGTAGACAAATACGTTGGCACAATTGATTTACAATTACAAATCAATGGTCAAGATAGTTTTTGGAGTCAAGTTCATTTTGGAGCAGACACTGTATGAGATGTAAAATTATAATCACAGATGAAGTCAATGTAAAAATTGAAGGATTGCCTGTTGATGTTAGAAGAAAGATTGCTAACAAACTAAAATTTTCAGTTCCTTATGCAAGGTACTTACCACAATACAAACTAGGACGATGGGATGGTAAGGTTGGTTTCTTTGGTTTAGGTGGTAATGGATACGTTAATCATTTGGATAAAATTATAGAATATCTTAACGAATCGGGTGTTGAGATAGAAGAAGTAGATGACAAAAGAGAAAAGTTTGATTTAACATTTGATAAAGTTACTAAAGATTTTTTTGCAAGTAAGTCGTGGCCCAAAGGTCACATATGCGAAGGTCAACCAATCGAACTGAGAGATTATCAAGTTGATGTAATTAATAATTTTATTAAAGAACCACAAAGTTTACAGGAAGTTGCCACTGGTGCTGGTAAAACAATTATCACAGCGGCATTGAGTAGTATATGCGAAAAATTTGGACGTACTCTAGTAATTGTGCCCAACAAAGGTCTTGTGACTCAAACAGAAGAAGATTATATCAATGTTGGTTTAGATGTTGGTGTTTACTTTGGAGATAGAAAAGAATTAAACCGTACACACACAATTTGTACTTGGCAAAGTTTAAATGTTTTAGATAAAAAATCTAAAGCAGGCGAATCTGTTTTGACATTGTCTGATTTTTTAGAAGGTGTTAAAACTGTTATTATAGACGAAGTTCACCAAGCAAAAGCAGAAGTTCTTAAAAAATTATTAACACAGCATCTAAAAAATGCTCCTGTAAGATGGGGGTTAACAGGCACAGTGCCTAAAGAACAATTTGAATTTCAAAGTATATTAGCAAGTATAGGTCCTGTTGTTAATCAAATATCAGCAAAAGAATTGCAAGACAAGGGTGTATTATCTACATGTCATGTGAATGTTGTACAACTGATCGATACCGAAGTTTATACAAATTATCAAGAAGAATTAAAATACTTGGTCACTAATGAAAAAAGAATAGAATACATTGGCAAGATGATTAATAAAATTAAAAGCGGAGGAAACACTCTTGTGTTAGTTGATAGATTAACAGCAGGAAAGAGCTTGAGCGAAATAGTAGATGATAGTGTGTTTATTCAAGGAGAAACCAAGTTAGTAGATAGAAAAGAAACTTACGATACAATCAAAGAAGGCACTAACAAAGTTATCATAGCAACTTATGGTGTAGCCAGTGTGGGTATTAACATACCAAGAATATTCAATCTAATATTAATTGAGCCAGGCAAGTCGTTTGTTAGGGTGATTCAATCAATTGGAAGAGGCATACGTAAGGCAGAAGACAAAGACTTTGTGCAGATATGGGACTTAACTTCAAGTTGTAAATTTGCTAAAAGACATTTAACACATAGAAAAAAATTTTATAAGGATGCAAATTATCCTTTTACAATAGAAAAGTTGGATTGGACAAAATGAGAATAGCAGGAGCACAAATACCAGTAACAAATGATGTGAAAACAAATGCTGAAGCAATAATGAAAGCATGCGAATGGGCAGTAGAAAACAAAGTAGATTATTTGTTTACACCTGAAACATCATTGAGTGGATACAACACACCAGCATTTACTTTGAACACTTGCAAAGAAACTGAAGATGCAATGGCAAAATTAGTAGAGTATGCTTCAAACAACAAGTTGGGATTGATCATAGGAACACTTTGGTTAGACGATAAAGATAAAATTAATGGTGCTTACTTTGGATTCAAATCAAATCAATTAAGATTTTACAATCAAGAAGGAGAATACATTGGGTCTACGAAAAAAACTAAAATTGTAAGTTTTGATTCAGATTGTGAAAAAGAAACTAAAACTCCAGTTATTACACTTACAGCAGGAGAAGAAAAAATGAAAATTGGTGCTCTTATCTGTAATGATCTTGTAGGAAATTATTATTGGGGAGGCGAAAATCTTGCTAGTAAACTTAAACAAGAAGAAGTTGCTTTAATAATTCATGCCAGTAACACACAAAAAGATCAAGGCAAACACATCAAATTAATACATGACAAATTTCATGACGCTTGTATGCAGTTTGTATCATATGCCACTAACACACCAATATTAAGTGTTGATAATCCTTGGCATATACATGGCTCAGAGTCAGAAGACGGTACATCGTTTACATCAGGAATTTATCTTCCATTAGAGGCAAAATATCAGGCACCCAAGACAGGCACTCACTACTTTTATTACGATCACAGCGACATAACTCATTCATTTATGGAAGGAACAAACAAATGAAAATATTAACAGTGGAAAATACTACATACGATCTAGACAAGATGCCGCACACAGTATCAGACGATATGGCATTCAGTGTGTTAGATAACAGTAATCCAAAAGAACCAGATTTCTTTTTCTTGCCATTAATTTACATTGAATCTTTCAATGCTCCGGCAATAGTTTTAGATATTGGTGGTAAAGAGATTACTATGCCATTAGATTGGAGCATAGCCGTGGGAGACAAAGAAGACAGTAACACAGTTGAAGTTGTGCCGTTAACCAGTATTGCAGACAGAGGATTCTCAGCATTTATTTTTAATCCGTTAACTGGATTCAAAGCAGACTTTTTTGAAGTTAATGTTATAAATTTTTACAACGATGTTAAATGGTATTTTCCAAAAATAAAAAACAATCAACTGCTATCAATACCGTTAACAAATACAAAAAAACCAGATTGTGCTTTTTTTGTAAAAGATATTTCAAGACAGTGTGAAAGTATAGAATACACGTCATTATTATAATGCCAAAAAAAAAAGAACCTGCAATGATTTACGAGAGTCCCGATGGCGGAGCAACAGTGTATGCACGACCAATTAATGGCAAAGGTGAGCGGGTGTTGATTGAAGAACCAAAATACCCAGACTGGCATTTGACAGAATTAGAGATAAGCCAAGTTGTAGATTATGCATCTGAAGGAAACAAGTCTTTACAAATACAGTTAAAGAAGTTAAAATTAATATATAATTTAATTAGAGAAGACAGATGGTAAACAACACTAACAAACTACCTTTAAAAGATATATTGGCGGCTATCGACATGAATGCTAAAAATGTATGGAACGACTTGTCTGATGACGAACGCAAACAGGTATCGTTTTATCTGTTGAACAGATATGCCAGTGCTATCAAAGGTACATCAGAAGAAAAACAATTACAAATATTTAAAACAAATCAGTATTACAATAAACATTTTTTTACATTATCCAAACACAAAAAACTATTATGGTATTTGCTTTGCATGACTGCTAATGATACGAAATCAATAAAATATCACGAATGGATTGGATACAAACAAAAAGGTAGTAACAGTACAGCAAAAGCAATGAAGTTTTTAGAAAAATTATATCCATCTAGAAAACAAGACGAATTAAGATTACTGGCAAGCATCAACTCAACTAAAGAATTAAAACAGTTAGCAGAAGATTCAGGAATGACGAAAGAACAAATTAAGAAAACATTTTAATGATTGAAAAACTTTATTCGTGCAAATACTGTAATGCAAAATTTGCCAAAGAAAAAACTTTATCAGTGCATATGTGTGAACAAAAACGAAGATTTGTACAAAAAGATGAACGTAGAGTACAACTAGGATATCAAACATTTATGAGATTTTATGAACTATGTCAAAAATCTAGTAAATCAAAATCGTATGAAGACTTTTGTAAGTCTCCTTATTATACAGCATTTGTAAAATTTGGCAGTTTTATCAGTAATGTTAAGCCGTTGTATCCAAACAAGTATATCGATTATGTTGTTACATCTGGCGTAAAACTAGATCATTGGTGCAGAGAAGAAATGTATTTGAAATATGCAGGAGATTTAATTTTAAGAGAACCGGTTGAAACAGCCATGGAAAGATCAATCAAAACTATGATGGATTGGGGAGACGAAAAACAAGCACCATGGGGAGATTATTTTAGATATGCAAGTCTAAACAGAGCAGTAATTGATATTAAAGACGGAAAGATATCTCCTTGGTTGATATTAAATTGTAAAAGCGGTAAAGTTATGATGAAGAAATTTAATGATGAACAATTACAGATTGTGTATCCGGTGATGGATCCATCACATTGGGCATTAAGATTTAAGCGATTACCAGCAGATATTGAAATGATAAAAGAAATTGTAAAGGAGGCAGGACTATGATCAAAGAACACAATGTTGTTCCATTGTTTGGAATACCACTTTGTCAAACACAAATACAACCATATGAAGAAAGTGAAAACTTTCTAAAAGAAAAAATAGAATATGTTGAACGATCACACAAAGTATCATACATATCTAAAGATGATTACGTACTAGATAATGAAAACTTGATGCCACTCAAAAATGAAATTGAAACTCAGGTAAGCGAATTTATGCATGGATATTTAGACATACACGAAAAGCATAGATTTATTATCACAACAAGTTGGTGTAATAGATATGAACATAATCATTTTATACAAGAACATTATCATAGTAACAGTTTAATATCCGGAGTATTATTTTTATCAGACTGTCAAGACACAGCAAATATTGTATTTCATAAAGATAAAAATCATACAAATATTTTTACTGATACAGTAAAATTAGATCACAAAGATGAATTCGATTATGTTAACAAAAGAAGTTATCTATATCATCAATCTAAAATGGCAATTAGTCCAAAGAAATGGGATTTAGTTATGTTTCCAAGTTTTTTAAATCACAGTGTTGAAGCCAACACTAGCACAACTAATGTAAGACACACACTGTCATTTAATGTTTGGGTTAAAGGTGAAATAGGTGGCGGACACAGTAAATTGGTATTATAATGTTTGATGTAGATATAGACTTTGCAGATAGAAATGTGTTATTAGAAAAACTAAAACACAGAGTAGCCAAATTAGAAAATGGTAAAAAGCACAATACTGGTGTTTACTTTACAGAGATACCGCATGACCCTGCAACTAATCTATCTACTTTAGATTATGAAACTGCTGAAGATAGAAACTATTTTAAATTGGATTGCTTAAATGTAAGTATATACAAAAATGTAAAAGACAACGATCACTTAAACAAATTAATGACAACAAAACCAGTATGGGAATTATTAGAAGCCAAAGAATTTAGTGATCAAGTTTTCCACTTGAACGGACATAATGATATTTTAAAAACATTAAAGCCAAAAAATATAGAACAATTGGCGGCTGTGTTGGCAATTATACGACCTAGCAAAAGATATCTACTCAATAAAGATTGGGACACAATAATGAAAGAAGTTTGGATTAAACCAACTGACGACAAATACTTTTTTAAGAAATCACACGCAACATCCTACGCATTCGCAGTGGTGGTACACATGAATCTTATCTGTGAACAATTAACTTGATTATTTAGGTTTACGAACTAGTTGAACTGATTTTCTCTTACTTCGTTTCATAGCAAGATTGTTAAGACTTGTGACAGGACCTATCTTTACATTGACATCTTTCGTGTTCATCATCATCAAACACTCGCGAAATTTGATTAATTCTTTACGTAAAAATATACCCATTGGGATCATTCTGTTGCTTTCCCACCACCAAGTTTGACATAAACTCATAAACTCTTCCTTGGCATTTGCATGTATTTCTTCGTACACATAAATGGAGGTGATGGAGTTATCTTGGTTGTTGATTACCCCAACATACTCTTTTCCGCCGTATTCGACGACTGAGATAAACGGAAAGTTCTTTTCGATGTCGTTTAATAGCATTTTAATATCAATAAATACATAAGATTATGCAACTTGTTTCGAAATATTTATTAAATAACAATGTAACTCTTACCGCAAACCTGGCAGGAGAAATAACGGAGTATAGATCAGTGTATCAAAGAAATTTAAACATCGCTAAAGGAATAGACAACCCAATTCAGTTCAATGTGCTTAATGCAGATCAGAAACCTGTATCTATATTGAACACATATACGCCCAAGTTTCAATTGTATGATGAAAATAACAGATTAATAGTATCAAGAGACGGTACTGTGATTGAAACTTCTACTCCCAGCAAAGTGGGACATTTCACAGTTACAATAACAGAAAATGACTTATTAAACATTAAATCACAATACATGCACTACACAGTGTATCTACAAAAAAATTCTGATTCAACAAAAACTATATTGCACAGTGGTGTAAATTTTGAAAATAAAGGCACAGTGTACATCAGCACAGAAGAGTTCCCAGGTCCAGTTGACTCGTACTCTGTGACAACATTCATCGAAGACAACCCAGGTTCGGGTGTGTTCGTTTCAGAAACAGTAACAGCAGAACCAACCATAAATGGTAATTCAGCATTGCACACTGTGGCTTATTATCTTGACGAAGCAGTTGGTGACATAGTTGTACAAGGCACCCTTGCCAATCAGATTGATGGAAACACATTTTGGACAGACATTAATACATTCGCATCCACAGATGCAAATAACTTGAAATATGTAAACTTCAATGGAGTGTACAGTTATTTGAGATTCAAACACACACTGACTTCTGGTAGTGTTACCAAAATATTAATTCGAAATTAATTGACTTTTATCACATTTTAACTTATAATAACAGCATGAACATTGTGCTTGACGTTTTACAAACTTATCTTCCTGCCAAAAGAAAACAAACACCCAGTGGTTGGGTGGCTTTTAATGCACCGTGTTGTGGACACAATGGAACAACTCCTGACACTAGACAAAGAGGTGGATTGATTGCTAAGGCAGACGAGAGTGTGAGTTTTCATTGTTTCAACTGTGGATTTAAAACGAGTTGGCGTATTGGGAGAAACTTATCTTATAAAATGAAAAAATTTATGAGGTGGTTGAATATGCCCGATGATGTAATCACAAAACTAGCACTTCAAGTTTTACAACAAAAGACAGATGATACAGGATTCAAGTCAATTGTCACACTTCCAAAATTTACAATTAAAGAACTTCCGCCCAAAGCAAAACCAATATACGAGTGGGCAACATACAAAGATTTAGAACCCAGTGGAGTTGATAAAGATTTATTTTCTGTGATGGAATACATTGCTAAAAGAAAATTAACACTCGATGATTATGATTTTTACTGGAGTCCTGAAGCAGGATTTAGAGATAGATTAATCATACCTTTTATTCATCAATCAAAAATTGTGGGATACACAGCCAGGAAAGTTGTGGAAAGCAAAGTGAAATATTTGTCAGAACAACAACCAGGATATGTGTTTAACACAGATGCACAAGATGATGATAGAAAATATATTGTAGCAATGGAAGGACCTATCGATGCTATTGCCGTTGACGGGATTGCGTTACTGGGTAGTGAAATTAAAGAACAACAATCAACATTGGTAAACAGTTTAGGAAAACATGTGATTGTGGTTCCTGACAGAGATGAAGCAGGACAAAAATTAGTTTGGGATAGTTTCGAAGCAGGCTGGAGTGTGAGTATGCCGGATTGGGACCAAGATGTCAAAGACGTCAACGATGCTGTGTGTAAATATGGTAGACTTCATACATTGTATACAATAATAAAGAATGCTGAAGATTCACAACTAAAAACTAAACTAAGGATGAAAAAATGGTTCGCATAAAGAATTTTTTAAAAAAAGCGATCTCAATTTTGTTTTTTCCTATCACTAAACTTGTAAACTACATCAAGTACAAGAAGAAGATTAGAGAATTGCAAAAGAGAGACCCGTTCATATACAAGTAGAATGTATTACGTTTTAGAAGGAATACATAAAGACCCAATGGATATGAAAACATTGGACAACAAAACAAAAAAGGAATATGGTCCTATGAATAAAATAAAAGCCAACGAGTTAGCAAAATCGCTGATTCAAAGAAACATTGATGACTTTTATCACAGAGCATGGGTAATTGAAAGATGATCATTTGGGGAATAACAGGAAATAATCACGATGCCAGTTTGGCAGTGATGGAATGGAAGGTAAAAGGATTAACGCCTAATTACCATCTTAGATTAAAATGGGCAGGCATGAGCAAAGATTTTAGTGGAGTTGCTGGAGATCCAACGTTGTGTCCTAAACTGATGGCAGAAGTAAGAGCAAATCCTAAATGGGCCTACCCTGCAAAGATTTATTTTTATGAAAAGCCTTGGAAGAAAACTATGAGACAACTGATTGCAGGACAAGGTTGGAAATGGAAAGAAAATGATATTAAAAAGTTTTTGGCAAAATCTGGTGTACACAATGTTCCTATAGAATATGTTGATCATCATCATAGCCATGCGGCATATGGATATTACACATCGGGATTTAAAAATGCGGCAGTTATTGTTTTAGATTCGATTGGTGAGTTTGAAACATTTACTATTTGGCACGGCAGAGGTACCAGGTTGGAGAAGAAGTACACACAACGTTATCCACACAGCATAGGTTTATTTTATTCAGCAATGACACAAAGATGTGGATTCAAAGCAAACGCAGAAGAATACAAATTAGAACAATTGGCGAAAAAAGGTAATTGGAGAAAGTATCATAGAATGATGATGGAAGAAATTATAGACACCAGAATGCCTTTCAAAACAAGAATAAATCTGCATAGAGGTTGTAATTGGTGGAGACCAGAATTAAACACAGAAGAAGACATGGCTGATCTAGCCGCAACTACACAGCACATTTTTGAACAAGTGTTGATGTGTGCAAGTTCGTGGATACAGATGCATATCAACACATCAAACATAGTTTTGGTAGGCGGATGTGCATTGAATAAAACTGCTGTGAGTAAATTAAGTGCAGTTTGGGATGATATATGGGTGCCAACAAATCCTGGTGATCCTGGATCGTGTATAGGTGCAGTGTGTGCCAAATATCAAAAGCACATTGACTTTCACGGAGAAATGTGGTATAATAAGGACAATGGTGAAACAAAATAAAGACTACGGTTACGAGATACAGAAACTGTATCTTGAAATGATGTTAAGTGACGCAGAAACATTTGTGCGTTGTCAATCCATATTTGATTACACACTGTTTGATAGAAAACTTCAAGAAACAGCAGACTTTGTTAACAAATATGTAGCAGAATACAACTCATTGCCAACATACGACATTGTGAACAAGTCGTGCAATATTGAATTAAAGCCAGCAGAAAGTTTGACTGAAGAACATTTCAATTGGTTATTAGATGACTTTGAAACATTTATCAGACACAAAAGTTTAGAAAGAGCAATTTTAAAAAGTGCTGATATGTTGGAAAACGGCGAGTACGGTCCTGTTGAAGAATTGGTCAAGAAGGCAGTACAAATAGGATTACACAAAGATATAGGAACAGATTATTTTGACGATCCCAAAGCAAGATTGATGGGGTTGAAAGATCAAAATGGACAAGTGAGCACAGGCTGGACAACATTAGACAGAAAACTGTTTGGCGGATTTAACAAAGGTGAACTTAACATTTTTGCTGGTGGATCAGGAGCAGGTAAGAGTTTGTTCCTTGCAAACTTAGGTTGTAATTGGGTATTAAATGGATTGAATGTTGCATACATAACTTTTGAATTAAGTGAAGCACTAGTAAGTATGAGATTAGATTCTATGCTGACTGATGTGCCTGCTAGAGAAATATTTAAAGATTTAGATGGTGTAGAAATGAAAGTTAAACTGCTTGGTAAAAAATCAGGCAAGTTTCAAATCAAATACATGAGCAGTGGTAAGAACACAAACGATTTAAGAAGTTATATCAAAGAATATGAAATTAAAACTGGCAGTAAACTAGATGTTATACTAGTTGACTATTTGGATCTCATGATGCCGATCAATAAAAAAGTATCACCGGCTGATCTTTTTGTAAAAGACAAATTTGTTTCTGAAGAATTAAGAAACTTATCAATGGAATTAAATGTAATATTTGTAACAGCATCACAGTTGAACAGAGGTGCAGTTGAAGAAATAGAATTTGATCATTCGCACATAGCAGGAGGATTAAGTAAAATACAAACTGCTGACAATGTGTTTGGTATATTCACATCAAGAGCGATGCGTGAGCGTGGTAGATATCAAATACAATTAATGAAAACCAGATCATCTAGTGGTGTTGGTCAAAAGATTGATTTAGAATTTGATATAGACAGTTTAAGAATTAGAGATTTAGCAGAAGACGAGTCGGGACAAAATTACGGTAGTGGTGGTGGTAATAGTACCATATACAATTCATTGAAAAAAACTTCAACAGTTATAGAAGATAATGCAACTGATTCGCCAGAACCTCAAGAAAAAGTTCCTAATCCTACAAAGGGAGAGTCGTTGCACAAAGCCAATACAGATAATACAGATCAAACAAAATTAAGGGACTTTTTAAAGAACCTTGATGACGAATAAATCATACAAAAGAATAGTAATACCCAAAGGTTTAGACTTAGGAACCAGTAGACGTACCTGTCTTCAATTGGCAAATACAATCAGTATAAGATCAGGTTTAGAAATATTTTCAGATGTTGAAAATATTCAACAAGGAGATTTGGTAATACTTGGCGGTGTTGGTGGACATGATGGTTTTCAAAAGTATCATGAGTCTTTTCAAGAAAAAAATATTGATTATGTGAACGTTGAAAAAGGATATTGTAATTGGTGGAAACCGGTTTACTGGAGAGTTACATTCAACGAAAATCAAATTTTAGATATAAAAGGTGAATACACCAACGAGCGATTTGTTAAATTTAAACTAAAAATAAAACAGTGGCAAATGGGGGAACAAGTATACATCGTTGCTCCTAGTCAAAATGGATTAGAAGTATATGGCATTAAACAAAATGTAGATCAATGGATAGAATCCACTACACAAGAAATTAAAAAACACACAAACAGACCAATCAAAATTAGAAAAAAGATGCCTAAGAAAGCAAGAGGTTCAAGAGGTTTTTGTAATTCTTTAGAAAACATTTACTGTGTGGTCAGTTTACACACCATGGCAATGACCGAAGCACTACGAGAAGGATGTCCTGTAATCAGTCTTGTGCCAGGCTGTGTAAAAGATTACAGTGTAAACTCAATTGATAAAATTAACAACTTGTACTACCCAGAAAACAGACAATACCTGTTCAACTGTTTAACCAATTTACAATTCAACTCTGACGAATTAATATCCGGTGTTGCTTGGGACACCATGAGCAAATACTACGGAATCAGCATCAGCAAACAAGCCTAGAGGCGGACAGCAAAATTCCGCAAAGCGGTAACGCAGAAATTTCAAATCCGCGAAGCGGTAAGCACAGCGATTTCGGTAAGCAATTTTAATCTATGATTTTTCTTTTGACGCCTCGTCTTTTGACATCAAGTGTGCTACAATGTATTCCACCGTCCCAAAACAAATAGTGTCTTTGTGGCACAACGTGACAGTCTATGTGTAAGGACTTCAGTTTTGCAAACAGTTTGGGTATGTGTCGTGCAAACACAATGTTGTTTCTGTCTATCACCAACACATTGAGATCAAAGCAAACTTCTTGACTGTAACCTCTCCAATTCTCCAAGTACTTGTCTATCCAAGCAATGTCCATTTTGTTTTTGGCTTCTGCATAATCTTGTACATATCTGTCCATTTTTAGTTCAGGCAAACAGTCACTCACATCAATCAACTGTTTGTTGTGTAAGCATTGAGGCACCCATTCCTTGCCTGCGTGTATCACTGTGTCATCATCTATCATGATGAAGCCGTGGTCAATGTGACCAAAGCCATTGAATCTTGTGCCGGCATTGTGATGAAATTTATACTCACTCAGTTCACGTTTGCACCATTCTAAACCTGAAGTTGTGCCAGGTCCTTCGTGATTCACAATGATGGAATCGCCTGCTTTGTACATGGTGGCAGTGTGCCACAACACTCTGTCCATCAATTTTTCTTTGTAGGTTTTGTCGTTCACAAACCAATCATCTTGGTTGTTCAAGTCCATCAACATGGGTGCTGGTTGGCTGATCCAACGATGACCTTGTTGAAACAACTGTTCAAATATTCGGTAATAACTGACGGAGTCAAAGTACCTGTCTGTGTAACTGGTGTAGGTTTGTATCACAGTGTTGCCCATTACCAGCAAGGCATCTCTAGGCACAACAGGTGCTATGGGAAACTGCACATTGAACTCAGGCATCTGCGTGTGATCATGATGTGTGTACACATTGGGTCGCATGACTTCAATGTTGCCTTGTTTGAGAAAGTCTGCCAACTGATCCAGGTCTTGTTTGGTCTCTTCTAAAATTTTATTGAACTGCGAGGCATTGTGATGAGTCAACAAGTGACTGATTTGTTCTGGAGTGTATGTGTCTCCCACTATCACTGACTCCAACGGATCGTATTCTGTGTATATCATTTGATCTGTTGCTCCAAAATTTCAAAATATTCATCAGTGGCATTTACAGGAACAATAAAAAACTTGTGAGTGTCTCCTCTATGAGCACTGAACAGCAAACCAAACACACTGTTCACTATGTATCCTTGTGATTCAAAAACCTTTTGAGCACGTTGTTGTACAGTGAAATGATTATCCAACGGCATTTCTTTGTGCAGAATATCTATGTACTTGAAGCAACTCAATATGCCTGGCAGACTGTAATTGTATGTGAAACCGTGTTCCCAATCAAAATTATCCGGCAACACTTGATCTATTCTATCACCGTACAGTGTGATGCTGAGTGGAAAATATCCTGCTGTGACGGCTTTGCCCATAGTAAAGATGTCTGGCTTGACCGGCAGATTTCTCCAGCCCACAAATGATCCTGTTTTGCCACCGCCTATAAAAATATCATCCAGAATCAACACAACTCCTTGTGCCTGCAACTGTTTCATCTTGTTCCAGAATTCATCTGAATGAGGTTGTAACTGTTGAGCATACTGACAGGTTTCCACCATCACACACAACACTTCATCCCAATTGGTGTCATTGATATTGAAATCTGTAGACAAACGCACAACTTCTGTGTAACGATTCAATGTGTAGAAAGGATTGTCGAACAGACTGTCTCCCAAGTTATTGGTCAGAAATGTTGATCCGTGATAACTGTTGTTGAATGTCACAATTTTTTTACGTTGATGCTGACCTAATTGATGTTGATAAGCACTGGCTAATTTGATAGCACCTTCATTAGCATCTGATCCACTCAATGCAAAAATACTCTTGTAACCACACATATTGTACAACTGATCAGCCAATTGCCATGACACATCATTCAATCTCAAATTGGAATCTTCCATTATAAAACTTTCGGCAACCTCAGGCTTCATTTTCATTTGATCACACACATAATCTATGATGTCAAATCTTTCAAACCCTAGCACGAAACAACTGAAATGCAACAATGGATCAATCTGTTTTACACCATCCACAATGTTTCCATACTGCCAAGAGGGGTTTTCAAATCCAACAATATCTTGTCTTCCTGGTATTAGTCCTGGAAATTTTCTCATAGATTCCAATAACTCCTTTCAGTTGTAATATACAGTGTAACTCTCCATTCATCACTCCAATTCCAACTGCCGTGTGCTTGTTCTGGAAGGAAACTGACTGCGTCGCCTTGTGCGATATAAATTTTTTCTTCTGCTATTTGAAATCCAACTGCTTCCACATTATTGCTAGGAATATTAATACCGAACACAGTTGGAATCAATAATATTTCTTGTTTGTTAATATAATCTTTTTTGTCCACATGAACAGGAATCGTGTGTCCTGGTTTCGTAAAATTGACAGCCACGTGTATTACTCCAGGAATATCTTTAGTGGCTTCATAAGTTCTATTCCATTCTGCACTCCATTTTGTTTTTTTATAAAAATGCACAATAGGTACTCCCCACCATCCACATCTATAATCTACTAGATTCGCTTCGTAAACTTCTCCTGCATTTACAGTTTCTTTTTCTATATCGTGTGATTGACTCCAGTCTTCCCAATCCTTCCTACACAGATCATATAGATTTTTAAAACGATCGTGATGTTTGTATTGATAAGTTTTAATCATTTAAACTGTCCTTATCTAAGAATATTTGAAAAGTTAACCTCGGGTCAGCACCATAAGACACAGGAGCAACTCCATGGGGTTCCACTCCGTTATTGAGTATTGCTGTGTTGTACACTGGAGTTATAAATTTTCCTTCCATATCATCAAATTTATTTTTATGCATGAATTGACCACCCCAATTATTTTGCCAAGTTTTGTTCATAAAAATTGTTATGCCACAAGTGTTGCTGTTGCCTGTAGTATCATCGTTTGACGGAGCATCGGTGTGCCAATCTATAGAGCATCCAGAGCCGGCATAGTGCAACATACACACAAAGTCTTTTGGTTTGTGTTTTATAATTTTTGCATCTAACAAATATTTTACAATGCTTTCTTTTAGTTGATCTGTTTTTAAAACCATTATCTCTAGATTATGTTTCACTCCTTTTTTCTCATAAAAAGAATAACCATGTATCCAGTCGCCTTTATCAAAATTTTGTAGATAGCATTCTTGTATTAATTCTAACGTTGCGGTATCAAAAAAATTGCTTATTATTTTCATAAATCAAAACTGTCCTCTAGCAAAGACAAACAAAAAGTAATCCTTCGCTCGTTTGTTTTATTGTAAACACCATGTGGTACACGCCCACCATCTAAACATAGAATAGAATCTTCTGGCAAATACAATTTTTTATCTCCCCAGTTCATACCACAATTTTCTGCAGTGGTCTTTGGTTGTTTAAGGTAATACATTAATGTAAATGTTTTATCAACATTGTCTTCAGGCATTCCTTCTATATGACTCCAGTCGGTGTGTTCTAACATTTCACTTTGAGGATTAACAATTATGATTGCACTGTAACTGATGCCATGTAAATTTTTAATTTTGTCTACTACTGATTCATACCTTTCAGGTGGTTGACGATCAACAAATCTGTTGTAGATATCATAACTGTATGTTTCTACTTTTTCATCATGCACACCTTGGTCCCAACCTTCATTCCAGTCTTCAACTCTAAAATCTTTCATATCCTGTTCAACATTGTACAGATTTTTGATTTCTTGGAAAATGGCTTCCAACTTGTTATAATCTTTATATTTGGTATAGTCTATAAGCATGGTGAATTAAATTCAAAAATATTTATAAACTGTTGAATTTAAAGGTCGTAGGTATGGTTTTGATACTGATAGACACATATACGCCTCAACAAACAATGGCCCTTGTACTGACGTGTATGACGTTTTAACAGGCGTTTATTAGGGCGTTCTATCAGTCAATAATGCTGTAAAATTATTGCTG